ACGCTACCAAACCTAGATACCCATATCTTCTCACTGCAGACCTATTCCTTGTCTACACGAATATGGCAATCGCATCGTTCATGAGTCTTCGAGGACTTCCATACTCTTTGGCTCCTCTTTCACTCTTAGTGGTGACTGGAAATGTATTGTATCACTGCGGACGATACTATCAATGTTTCGCATGGCATCCAGACTGCACAGTTGCAACTCGATGGCACATGATACTCCACATGATTCCTTCCTTTGGGTATTTATGGATTGTCCTACTCTCCAAAACGGAAATCCCTCCAACCAATGATTGAACTGTATAATGCCTCGATTCGTTCGCATCCACCAACAAGTCTTCCACATTCCTTCCCTCGCCAATGTCAGTATGGGTACGTCATGGACTGGACAACCTATACTGACCTTCTACTATCACAATCAATACAACCACACGATTTGGTATCCCTGGGGCAAATGGGACGAGTGTGAACAAGACATGCTTCAAGTCAAGACCGCAATGATGGAAGTTGAACAAGTCCTGACCAACGTCTTTCTCACCGAACCGAAACCGGTCCAACTCATTAAAACGGAAAGTTTGATAGTCGACACAGGAGCTGTAGAATAATGGAACCTTGTAAACATTGTCTAGCGCTTATCTACGATGTGCTTCAACATCCTTACTCCCCAGACGCCTTTGGTGCACCCTTCATGCGTCAAAGACGTATTGAAGGAATACTCCCCGAACTCACCTTTGAAGTCTACCGAATGCTTCATGAACGAGTTCTCTCCCCTAAATCCAACTCGATTCCCGTCTTGATGTGTGTAGACGCAGGACTCGCACCACCGATGTTGTGCCAGTACTGGTTCTATGAAAAGTTGAGTAGTCTCCGTAACTTTCGAGACATTCATCGTGAGCATTCTAGACGATTTTAAAAACGGATTTATTTTTGCCTGGTCGTTTAGACTCCCCCTCTAAAATGCAGCTCCCTCAACGACATGGAAAGAAATGGTACGAAGGTGAATCCAACTACATCTTACAACGAGTTAAACAAGGAATCCCTTTCTCAAAAATAGCAAAAGAAGTCAGTCGAACTACCAACGGCATTACTGCACAATTGAAGCGAATTGGATACAACTCGGTTCAAAAGGGCATGACTATTAAAGACGCATCCAAACTGACAGGTATATCTGTCGATAGACTGACCTACTACATAGAGTGTAAGAACGGCACACTCCTAGACCTTACTCAAGAAGTCGCAAGTCTCCGTTCAAGAATCGAAGTACTTGAACGAAGGAACAAACCGGCTGGAACTGGACTTAATGCGATTCGTGCTGCAAGGAGTACTTAAACGCGACGAGTATTACGAACCTTTTTGCTTCGTGACTTACTACGACGCTTGGACTTCTTGGTACGACGGCGTTTACCGCCCTTTCCACCACATGGGCACCCGAAATAATGGGTGATGATGCGTGCCGTCCCGCCTTCTACGGCTTTACACGATCCACAGATGGATTTTCCATCCTTCATCTCTTGGGGTTTGCAAACATCGCCGTAGCCATACTTTTTGCGCGAGTCTTCGGCTTCCTTTTTGGCACGTTCAACCACCTCCTTTGCATTAGCGGCTTTCTTCGCGGCAATATCATCATCCTGCTTCTTTATGGCGGCGAGGTAGGCATCTGAATTCTCATAACTATCAGGATCGTTGGAGCTCATTTATTCATACGCTCCGAATAAACTCCCAGTTCAAGTAGTCGCAGATTTTTTTCCAAATCATGTCATGCGCAATCAACCGGTCGCGAGACTTCAATAACGGAAAGAAGACTTTGTATTCGTCCAACTCCAACAGCTCAAAGAACTTGTAGAGGATATACGAGTAGCTCAAGAAGTTCGTGCGGTCGTTCGGGCAGTACAGCAGAAAAGGAGCTTGAATATCTTGAAACATGGCTCGTATTTTCTCTTCAATTTCGGGAGTAATGGTGGGAGGTGGATTTCCATTGAGTCGAGAGAGGATGTGGGCCCTGTGCTCATAATATTTAGAACGATTGAGTTTCTTCAAGATGTGCCGTATATCCTCTTCCGTCAAATCTGCAATGTTGTGGATTCGACGCTTGCGGAGTTCCATAATGACCTCGTTCATCACATCTTCGGGAATGATGGTAGATTCCTTGGCTTGAAACTGGTTCAAGATTTCATTGAGATGGTTAATCTTCTTATACGCATAGTTATTGCGTTCCTTCGGTGGGTCACGGAAACTGGGGAAGTCTGAGACAACCAACGCATACTCTTCCGAGCCACAACGAGGACAGACCAAAATACCTTCTGAACTGATTTCTTCACGAGCCACATTACACTGGACACAATGCTCGGTCAATAACTGAACAACCTCGGGACCACTGGACAACTTCATGCGTTGAACATACTCGTCAAACATCTGCTTGCGGGATAAACCACTCTCCGATGGAACCGACGCACTGAAAAACTTGAGGAAGGTATTGGCATCCTTGGACTGCAAAATGGGTGCATTCACAGAAGTATCTTGCTTCTTGTAATACTCATCTAGCAAGTCCATGTTTTTCAAGTAATACTCTTCCACAGGCTGTGCGTGTTCCAACTCGTCTTGTATTTCACGAATGCGGTCTTGCAGATGATTTGCCTTCACAATGTCGTTAATGTCATTGGTAGAACATAGGCGTGATATTTCCATTTGTAAATGTTGTAACTCGTCCCTCAGGCTCTCCTGTTTGATTTTGGAGTCTTTGAGCGTTTGCACGATTCCCTGGTGCAAAGAATCGAGAGTACCGGTCGCGATAGACGTAGTGGGGCTGTCCCGCATTTTCCGAATCTTGAATACGTCCATTTACAAACTCCTTCACTTGCTTCATGAAGACTTGATTTTGAAGAATGCAGGGTCGTTGACGACGCACTGAAGAGACTAATGTGTTAAAGTCCATCCCTAAGTTCTTGGTTGCATAGGCAAGTGCAAGAGACGCAGAGCGATTCATACCCGCTTGGCAATGGACATACACCATACCTGTTCCCTCTCGTAGAAACTGCTGCAATGTAACTTCAAACTCAGGATACCAGTCTAGAATGTTTGTCTGTAAGGAATCGATTGCATTCAACACTTTGTATTTGGTCGGAAAGCTGTTTCTCCACCACGGAGGTGAAAAGTCATCAAAGGCACAGTTGATGACATGAGTAATGCCGTATTTCTCAACAAAGGCTGTAGTCAAAAACGCTCCAGGTCCGACTAGGATGCGAGGGTGAAAGAATGCAGGAGGTTCTCTCAGGTATGTCGGTGAGAAGAGAAGAGAGAGTAAGGACATTATGTTATTCTATTTTCTTATTTGTAAGCATGTGTTACAGCGCAGAAGTATCGTTCGGTACATGGTTCTTTGGAATCATGTGTTCTATCCTCTTATATCAGCAAGGTAAACCATTCTACTTTCCATTCGCTATATCTCAGATGCAGCTTATCGAAGGACTGCGTTGGATAGATGCAGTCGATGAACGTATTCTCTCGGTTCTAGGAAAGCTATCATTGATTTCTCAACCTGCAGCACTTTTTTATGAAGGGAAAAAGTATTCCTTTATCATTCCATATCTTGTTATCCAAGCCATTAACGAACTCTTGTATGGGTCGCGTGACCTTCGTTTTATACTCGCAAAGGATGGACATTTCAGTTGGATGTGGAACTTTGACTACATAACATCCCTTCCGTATTGGATAGCTTTGGCTATAGGTGCTTACTTTGCATTGAAGACTGAAGTTGTAGTAGGTCTACTCGCACTTTTGGCTTATTTTTATGCAAATCATCATCAATATAGCACATTTGGTTCGCTATGGTGTGTATGGTCGAATTTCTTATGGGTCTACTACATGTTGCGTTAATGTTCGCAACCAGGTACACCTCCACCGGCTACACCGCACCAACCAAAGGTGAATCCTCGTGCTTTACGGCACGGACAAGGTGGATTCAAAGCAATGTTCCATCCAAGTTTGGCAATGTTCTCCATGGTTCGCATCATCCATCCATAGGAAGCTCCACTGTGTCCAGTATACTTCAAAGCTGCATTGATACGGTCAAGATTTGGATGACTTGAGAACATGAAACCTTTGTCTGGAGTATAGTTCTTCATCCAGTCCCAAAGGTCACAGGCTGTAATTGCCTGATAGGCATCTGCTAACATTTCGCGTTCGAGTTTAGAATAGTGAAGTGGGAAGTTCTGCATTGTGAAAAGGGGGGAAGGTCTAGGTCACTGACCCCAATCAATCCATTTTTATCCTAAAATACTGGACAGGAATCCATTCAGAAGGTGTGCAATCACAACTGCACCGAGACCTAAGACACCCGCACCCGTCCAGCTGACAACTCCTGAACCAGTGTAGGCGTTGGGAACATATTGAAGAAGCAGGTTACGAGGAATCGATAACGAAATAATGACTGCGGCAAGGAAGAAAGCAATGTATAGGCTGGCTGAAGAAGCCATCCAACGCATCGCAGGTAAAGTAGGTTTGAAAGAAGGTGCCATGGTCGAGTAACCGGGTGCTTGGTTACTGGGCATTGGCATGATAGGAGGCTGTGATTGCGGTCCTTGAGGATTCAAGAGAGCGTCGAGAGAGGTAGAATCGTCCATTGTTTATTCATTAGACGTGTTTTCACAAGTTGCGTCTTCCACGCGGTATCGGTAGCATTTACCATCGGACTTGACGACCTTGTCCACAGCATCCTTCACAGGAAGTCCCAATGTGAGCACAGTGGAATAGTTGCGGTGAAAGAGGATTGCGGCAAGTCCGAGTCCAATGATGAATGAAAAGAAGGGTGACGCTCGTTCAATGACTTGGGCGAAGTGAATCATTGTTTCTTACTGAGACTTGCGAGTAGATTCAATGAATCTGGCTCGGACACACATGGCACTTCCACTGCATCGAAGCGAACACACCCCGAGTCTGTATGATAGATACTTGAATCGTTTGGTTGAGGAATGGAGACCTTCTTTCGGGTAGGAGGAATCAAAACGGTTGAAATTAACAGTCCTATAATCAATCCCGCAATGAGCCATTTGAGCTGAATCATTCCTTTACCATGTTCGCCATAAATGCTTTGAGTCCATAGTATCCTAAAATGACGAGAAATCCTGTGCCTGGAAACATGACAGAAGCCGCTGCACCTGCGTATCCAACAATCCGGTAGTAATCCTTTCCAGTGTCTACAGCTTCACGCATAAACACTGCATAGACGGCTACAATTCCAAATACATAAATGAAGGTACTCAACACAATCGTAAGTAACGCAATGGCTCTGCTCTGGAACTGTGAAGGAGTAGGTAGTGCTAAAACTGAATCCTTATCTGACACCTTGTCTCCTAGGATGTTTTCAAGTCTGAACGTCTGTCCCGAAGGTGTAATCAGGGTTCTTCGTTTACCATTCTCTACAATATTGACCGTCAATCGTTCGCCTTTAATCGCAGCAGTTGAAAGGTCTTGTGTTTCCTTTTCTTTCAATCGTTCTTGACTGAGTTGTATCTTCTGGACTTCTAAGCACTTTTGGTCTGCTTCACCTCCACATGCCCTCACAGCTTGGTCACGAATATTCTTTTCGTCCTTTCCATCCAGCGTCGTTTCAGGAGCCGCTTCAAAGGTAGGTTTAAGTTGACTATTCGAAGTCACATTCAACACACCTGCAGTGATTTTCTTTGCTAAACTCTTTGTGATGTTTGCAAAGCTCTTTTCGTCGCCATAATAGGCGGATTCTAAATAGACACCACTCATTATTATGATGCGAATACAAGATTGCCCAAGCCCGATACGATACGGAAGAAGTTAATCGACTCTACATACACTCCGACATTGTAGGTGAAGGTAAAAACCACATTGTCATTGTTCTGAACGACGGTTGTAATCGTTCCAGGAGGATACAAAAGCTTTCCTGTTTTAGGGTCAGTCAAGTTCACATTGGCTGCTGGAATCACAGTTGGATTTGGGCTGAATAAGGTGGAGGTTAACACGCAGACGGTAGTGGATGTCGATCCACTCGAATTGACCGACAATGGAAGTGGTTGTTGAAGCGTCAACCGTAGAATGATTTTGTTAAACATACTTCCGTTCGCAGCACCTGATGGTTGATAAGAGGTATTGTCCAATGCAAAGGAATACATGTAGACACCAGGTAGTCCAGTGGTTTCACCTGTAGTATGACGATACATCTGCAATAATGAAAAGAATGGAAGAGGTTTGGGTTGAATACGCTCCTTTCCATCAAACAGAATGACTCCATCGGTCATTGAATCACGAGGATACACTGAAGTCACTTGCTGTTGACCCGATGAATACAATCCCGTATCGATATCGGTACTAATTGCAGACCATGGAGCACGATTGGTGGTTGCCCAGTTCGTATAGTTATCCCAATCGTTCAGCAAAATACGGTCCGAACGTTGCGATGAAAACACAATACGTGTGACCAAGTTGAACATAGGAATTTCTAAATCGGTGTTTCCACCAAACTGTCCTTCTTTATTGACATACTTGACAGTCTTCACCAAAAAGGACTGGTCTGCACGAGCCAATTGGTTCATTTCCATTTCAGTCAAATAGATGAAGTTTCCCTCGATATACGGGTCAGGAAACCAAGTTGTCAGTGTAGGATTACTAGCAACACCTGTGGACAATGGTGGACTCAAAAAGAGACTCAATGGATAGTTGACGGGACGAACGCGTTGACCATACGTTGGATTGGAAGAGGTTCCAGATACAGTACCGTTTTGAGAGGTTAATGATGTATCTGGTCCAGAATTTGCAATAGTAAAGGTCGTTGTCAATGGAGTTGATGCAATGGTTACAGAACTCAAGTTGAATGTAGTATCTGTCAGACTTGCAATCGTGACTGTCTGACCAGCTGTAAAACCATGCGGTCCAGAGGTTGTATATGTGATGACGTTGGATAAACGACTTGCAGAAATCACAGATGTAACAATAGATACAGGTGCGACATCCACTACCGTATACAAATCAGACAACTGACGCAGAGTGACTTCAATGTAGACTTCCGAGTTCTGAAGTGATACTAATGGAAGTGCCAATCCTGGATTCTCACAAAACCAAAAATGAAGAGGAATCACTAACTGTCGACTGCGAATCGAAGGTTCGGGTGTTTTAGTGATTGGTGCAGTGGTAGGAAGTGCAGTCGGAGCAATCGCATGAGGGTATTGTCCGTTACGATCATACGCATGTGCGGGGTCATAGATTTCAGGCACATTCCCTACCATCTGGTCTACAACTGATCTCTTATTCGCATCGTGAGTCATATAGGAATACATCTTCAACCATTCTCCGCGAATGGACTGAATCACCTGTCCGTTCATCGTCAGATTCACATGGTCAATCAAATTGTAGCCAATGTTGGGAATCCATTGAAACTCGTATCCAATTGAGTTGGTGCGTGCATCATATCCAGTTGGAGGAATGGCTCCACTCAAATACTTGAGAGGCGACCAAATGTCTGGAAGAGTGATGTTGAGATAACAATCGTTTAATAATTGAGCATTCCGCTCGACACGACATGAAATCGTTCGAGTACCAGTTGCCGAAAATTCGAGATTGGATGAAGAAAATGACATCCGCATCTGTTCCATTGCAAAGTTCGTATGACGGCGGTAGACTGAACGAAAATGAGTCATAGAAGGGTTTCCATTCACTAACTCATTCTGGGCCCCGACCCCCACTAATTGCATTAAGCCACCGGGCATTTGTATACTCTCCTATGCTTTCTTTAAGACACAATGCGCACACTCATAGGTTGAACGGAGCGTCCGTTATAAGGGACTACACCACGATCTGTAACCACTTGAAAAGCACCGAATGCACCGGTTGCATTGTTACTCAAGCAGCATTCACTGGAATAGGTCGCACCTCCACTCGCACCGCCTCGTGCACCTTGAAAAGGCGCGACAAATCGTTGGCGTTGGGTGGCTCCGTTTGAAAGTAACGATGTATAGAGTGTATTGGATTCGCGCGACTGTGGAGACGGGTCTGCGTTAAAGGTTCGGGCAAGGATTCGGTTCTTGTATCGGGTCAACCAATCTTGAGCAGAATTCACCTGCATTTGTGATTTACGCGAGAGATTCTCTATTTAGGTAATGCGATTTCTACTGGTAAGCACCCACATTGACCAAATCACAGGCTACTCTAAGGTTAGCTTCAATCTTGTGAATCAGCTTGCAACACTGTCTCCCAAAGTTAAGACCTTTCACTTTGGATTCCAACGTCATATTACACGTGCGAACCTTCGTAAATATCCAACTGGTGTTACCTCGTTTGATGCGGCTGCAAACGAAGAGCCAAAAGAAGAGGGATTTGGATATAACAAAATTGCCGATTACATTGAGATGGTTCAACCCGATGTAGTGATGATTTACAATGACCCCTATACGATTTCCAAATTCATTGACTCGATGAAACATGAACGAGGTATTTCAGAGTATAAGCTCTGGTTGTATGTCGACCAAGTCTATACAGGTATTGCAGCTCCTTTGATTGAAACCTTACAGAAGCACGCAGACCGTATTTATTGCTTCACGGACATTTGGAAGACAAAGTTCTTAGAGTATGGTCCCTTTTCAGACATTCGTATCTTAGAACACGCAGTGGACCCAACAGTCTACACCTGTATGTCCGAAGATACACGCAAACCAATTCGTCAATCTAATTTATCACTTCCTCCAAATGCAATTCTGATGCTCAATGCCAATCGTAATAGTCAACGTAAGCGCATCGACTTGACGATTTCAGGATTTGCAGGGCTTCTTAAGAAACATCCTGAAGAACCTTACTATTTGCTCGTTGCATCTAACCTTCAACCTCAAACAGGAGCCTATTATGATATTCAACGCATCTTTCTAGAGGAACTCAAAAACAATGGAATGGATTTCCAGAAGTTTGGACGTCGTCTTTTGTTGATTGATACCTCACCTCCAAATGTGTTGAGTGATGAAGCCATTAATCAGCTGTATAATGCAGCGGATATTGGTATCAACACCTCGGATGGAGAAGGATTTGGGTTGTGCCAGCTTGAACATATGTATGTAGGAGCCCCACAGATTGTGACCGATGTAGGAAGCTATCGCACCTTTTTAGATGATTCAACTGCTGAATTCATTCCAGGGAATGGTAAGTTTTACTTTACAGGCGGTATGCCTCATGGATTCTCAGCACCCACCTTTGCGGTTTCTGATGTAATAAATGCAATGGAATCCATGATTAAGACCTTACCTGAAAAACGTGCAAAGGTTCGAAACTATCAGTTCAAGAGCTGGGCAACTGTCTGCGATAGTTGGTTAGAAGACGTTCTTACGCAAGCTGAAGGTCCGGTAGCCAGCGTATCTGTACCGGTGATATCAGCTGTCCCAATCTAAGGAGTCGTTGTCCATCTTCAAATGCAGGACCATCAAAGACCTCCTTGGTATCAGGGTCAATTAAAAAGACCATCTGTTTAATCTGAACCTTTTGGAGTCGTCGTTTACGGCGTTGCATGTTTCGCAAATACGAATCGTCCAACTCTTCTGTCTTCAAATCGGGCTTGAAGGCTAAATCTTCACCCGCAACTGTACTATCAAATCGCATACATGAAATCACAGGTGTTTCGCGACTATGGAGTTTACGATGAACTTCGCAGTCGACGGCAGCTTGTTTAAGCAGCAAACTAATTCGTTTATTCGTAACATCCTTCTCATACGTTGTCTCATACAAGTATTCATCGGTGGACATGAACACTTCGGACGGTTCACCTTCATAGCGTTTAGTCGCCATATCGTTACGACGGACCAAGACTACATTGTTCGCACCTTCTGTGGATTTGGATTGAGCGTCTGTAAACACACTAATGTAGAACGAAACACGAACCGTTCGTTCTTCCAAGGGTAACGATGCGTGAGAACACAAACGAATGGCGCGTCCAATGACTTGGTCGTGTCGTGCAGGATTCCAATGTGGTTCCATAATGTGAACATGACGCACATTCGCCAAGGTAATACCTTCAGCACCAGCTGCAGTAATCATGAACAAGACCAACTTCTTCTTGGGTGCGGATTCCACCGATTGTTTGAGACTGGGCGGAAAGTCATCGGAATACTTTGCATTGAAAATCTGACGAACCATTTCACGCTGTTCCATGTCTTCGTTACCTGTGAAGAACGCATATGCAGGTTTCTCTACATCCATGGATGGGTCTTCAATCCACTGACCGGCTTCTTTCGCCAACTTGTATTCTTGCCATCCGTTTGCGCTCAACACCGCTGAAAACACACCCAACCCTTCCAAGTTACGATAGTTGGAATACAGCAACTGGGTTCGTCGTGATTCACCGCCCAATGAGTCACGAATGTTCTGATAGATTCGGAGCATCTTGGGACTGTAGGTTTGCAATGCAGTCTCCGTCAAATAGCGTGCAGGGTCCGCCTTGATTTTCTCTAGAATCTCTGATTTTTCAGGTACTGCGTCTTCTGCTACACCTTCTTCGGGTTCAGGTTTACGAATCTCAGGTGGAATGGAGTAGTCGCATGCAAGACGAGAGTTGACACGAAAGGTTTTCATTTCATTGTCTTCGGCTCGTACAGGATTGAGCTTGCGTCGTGCATCTCGCTTGATTTCATCGAATCGCACTGCTAAATAGTTGTTGAACATCGCATCGGACATAGGAACCTTTTCCAAAGTCTTATCATCGTCTACGCGTCGAGGCAACATGCGTTCATCGGCACCTCTGAAATACGACACTAATCCTTGAATGCGTCGTTGGAACAACTGGGTGTTTTTCATTTGAAGTCCATCCAAGAACAAGGTTGCAAACTCGTCGTAGTTGGTAGGCAATGCATCAAAGATTTCAGTAGACACTCGGTCCAACGCAAGTTCAGCTCCACCAATATCGGTCTGAAACTTGGCTGCCCAGGTATTCACCCAGTCCGGTGCAGAGGGCGTAAAGGGAAGGTCCTTCACATACTGAACTGCAATTCGGTCACCTTTTTCATTGTAGACACTTCGGAAATGTGGAGGATTGCGTGTTAACAAAATATACTTCTTCAAGGTCACAAACTCAATCGTATCGACATCGGGAATCGCACGCAATAAAGAGGTCATACGCTCTTCGTCCCAACTTGGAATCGCACTCACTGGAACGACAATCCGTTCAATGGGTCCACGCAATAAGTTCATGAGATACGCAATCTCATTTGCACGGTTAATCACCGGTGTGCCGGATAACGCAACCACCTTGCAGTTACGAGCATTGTAAATCATATCGTAGAGCTTGCGGGCAATGTCCGACGCATTGGAGATGCGTGAAATGAAGTTGTGGACTTCGTCGATAATCACCACACTGTTCTCATAGGGATTACTTCCGTCCGCAGGCACATACTTGCCAATGTTCGCAGAGGACAAGCCGTTGTAGCGGATAAATGTGAATCGCTGGTCGATGATGTCTTCAATCTGTTTCGCAATAGTATCTTGTGCAGTCTTGGGAAGCTTATCAAAGTTCTTCTCTTGATTGGGCACGGTTGTGAAGAAGGTTCGATTTCGGTCCAAGAAGCCATCCGACAAACCAAGCTTCTTTGCAGTCTCGCGTGTTTCTGCCGTCAAGGATTGTTGTCGCCAATGTTGGTCATACATGTAGAGAGGGTCACCGCACTTTCGCAGCTCGCCGCGGTAGTTGGATTCCAAAGACGCAGGTAACATCACAAAGACCTTTTGCGTTGTCAATAAGGATTCAGCCACGGCAATGGATGAACAGGTCTTTCCTGAACCGAGACCGTGATACAACAACAAACCACGATACGGTGTTTCCATCAATAAGTAGTCGCGGACGACCTTTTGATGAGGAAGGAGTTCGCGTGCATTACTACCTCGTTGAAGGCATACATCGACATCCTTATCTTCGTCGTCTGTGGGTAGTTTCCTATACTGTAAGAGTGTCCTCGTAATCGCATCGGCAAATGCTTTACGATTCGGTAATGCGTAGGACCGACTCATTGTTCTTATCCAGCATCTAAAAATCTAGTTGAAAAACAATGGAGAAGCAATCCCGCATTTTATTGGTCACCGTGTATCTCTTTTTGATTGCAGGGTTCCTCTATGCCCAACCCACGATTGCGTTTGGCAGAGAGGGACGAATCCGTCCATTTGGAACACAAGAAAAAGAATCCACTGTATTCCCCTTATGGTGGTGGGTGTTTGTCATTACAGTTGTGTCGTATGTCATTACACTCATGATTACTCGCTCTCGAATGTTTCAATAACCGATTGAAGATTGAGGAGCATAGCTTTTCGTTCAATGTGCTGTGGACGAACGAGTGCTTCAGCTTCTGCAAAGGTCTTCCAACCAATTCCCGAGATTTCGCGCCTCTGCATTGGAGTCATCTTTTGAGATAAGTTCAGCATCTCGGGATGTTTGAGCAATGCTACAAAGTATACATGTTTGTATTGAACTCCATTGAGTCCATGAAAGGTTTCAGTTAACGCAATGTTTTTCAACACGACAAACGATTCGCGCGGAATGTTGGTCTCTTCATCAAATTCACGCAGAGCACAGGCAAGGTCACATTCACCTCGCATACGCCGTCCTTTGGGAAACCCCCATTCAGGTTCTGTATATTCGGACAAGTTGTTTCGCACTAACGCCATTCGGTCGAGTGTCCCAAACTTTTCACGACTTTGAAGGTAGTCTGACGTCGCTCGGTCGTCACCCCATAACTGACGCCACAATGCATCGAATGAATCGGACGCTAATGCAGCTTGTTCTTTCAATGTCATGTTTCTGACGAGGGTTGCAATATACTCAGTGTCTTCAAGCTCGTATTTACCTCGCATAAACTCCGCAAAGGTCATACTATCTCTGCGGCGTATCATGAGAAGTTTTACAGCGTCGTCAGTGACTGGAACCGAAGGTTGATCGATCAATAGAATCCCACACGAAAGCACGGGGTCTTTACAGGTTCGGAAAAGGTGACCTTTCCCACCGCAGTTATTGCAGTACATTACAGGAGGCGGATGTAGAGGTGGGAGTGTCCGTTTTTCCATTAGTATAAGCAAGAGTTTGTCAAGAAAGTTCCTCCGTAAACAGTAATGGGACTATTCCAATCAAGACCCGCTGCGCCATCGTTTGTGGCTGTTCAAGCTCCGTATGCTGCAAAACCTGCATCCGGTGGATGGATGCCTATAGTGTTCTCTGTTATTGGTGGGTTCGTGTTAATTTATATAGGGTTAGCGTTCTTCAATTACATTCAGAAACGTGAAGGACAGCCTGGAATTCCATTTATGAATGCAAAGTCTTCAGGAGATAAAACACCTGTGCCTGTCGATGGAAAGACAAAGACTATCATTCCCGCAGGTGAGATTCCGATTGGCACTGGATCGGATTATGGAATTCAATATTGGATGTATATTTCTAATTGGGACTACCGATTCGGTCAAGACAAGGAGGTCTTGAAGCGCGTTGCATCCAATAATATCAATATTGTAGGTCCTCGTATTTTCTTAGCACCTACGGAAAACACTCTCCATGTGCGTATCAGCTTGTTTCCTTCAAATACCGACGCCGCATCGGCTGAACCTGGAACAAGCAGCACGGGAGATTCGTTCACATGCAGTGTTGAGAATGTTCCTCTTCAATCCTGGTTTGCGGTGTCCGTGACTGTCTTCCAACGAAACTTGGACATCTACATTAACGGACGATTAGTTAAGTCATGTGTCTTGCCTGGCATTCCTAAACCTGCCTTGGGTGATGTAGTTCTCGCAGACAATGGTGGCTTTGCAGGTTCTATTTGTAATGTGAACGGATATGGAACTATGCTTCAACCTGAAGATGCAAAGAGTTTCCACGCGAAGGGCACTACCTGCGCACCTCCTGCAGCAGCCGGAAAGGTTCAAGTCGATGAAGATTCACTCTTAGTGCGATTGTTTGGCTATACCTTCCGATTTGCTCGATTGAGTAAAGATGGAAAGGAACTTAATAGTTACACCTTTTAAAAGACCATGCGTATACTCTTGAAATGTCCTACACGAAACCGACCTCAAAAAGTCATTCAAACCCTAGCCTCGTATGTAAGACTCGCAAATCATCCCGAGCAACTCGGTGTGGCGGTTTCATGCGATGAAGACGACGATTCTATGAAACGCAATCTAGTTCAAGAAGAACTTCTACGAACCCTGAATCCAGTGGCGTGGAAGCGAATCTTTTTCAGTCCCAACAAAAACAAAATACAAGCCTGTAATGCGAACATGAACGAAATTGACTATGAATGGGACATTGTTGTCTTGGTCTCCGACGATATGATTCCGCAAATCAAGGGATATGACGACGTACTACGAAACCATATGATGTCTAGCTTTTCAGATACGAATGGCATCTTATGGTTTAACGATGGAACACAAGGAGACAAATTAAATACATTGTGCATATTTGGTCGAGCGATGTATAACTCCTTTGGCTACATCTATCATCCCGACTATAAGAGCTTGTTTTGTGATACTGAACTCACAGACCTCTGTAAAGGACAACTTGCGTCCAAATGCGTGTATGTTCCCTATTGTATCATTCGCCATGAACATCCTGGAACGGGATACGCCCAAAATATGGATGCACTCTACGACCGTAATCAGAAATACTGGAACGAAGATATGTATACCTATATCCGCCGTAAGACTTATGCATACGATTGGTCTGTATTGATTCCAACCATTCCTGGACGTGAAGAGAAACTTCGCACATTGATTGGGTCTATCCGTGAAAAGACGGCTCGAATTTGCCCTGAACTTCGTATCGAATTTTGTCTGTCGTTTGACAATCGTGAAACAAGCATCGGACTCAAGCGCCAACAGTTACTTAATCAAGCCAAAGGAAGATATTTGTCTTTTATTGATGACGACGATGACATTACAGATGCTTATATCGAAGACCTCCAAGCATGTTTCCATGGAGGCTATCATGTAATGCGAATCCGAGGACAAATGAAACAGTATACCTTCACACATAGCGTAAGTGTTAAATTGTCCGACCAAATGGCTACCAATGACGACCCACCTGTGTTTCAGCGTCCTCCCAATCATTTGAACCCAATTCTCTCGGATGTTGCAAAGTTTATTCCATTTAAGAATGCAGTTCATGGAGAAGATTTAGACTGGACTATCACACTCTTGAAATCAAAGTTCTTGGAAACCGAATATCAATCCAACCCATCTAGAATTCATTATCACTATGATTTGGGAACACGAGACTTGAATCCAGGTGTTATCACACAACAACAGAACATTACCTATGAAGAGATGTTGAAAATAGTGTTTACTCCAGCAGGAACATCCTCTGGTATTGGACGAATTGCTCCTCAAAATCAACGAGAGGCTGGGCTTAAACTAGGACCGAGAGGGTTTGTTTCTAAGTAAAGGACAATGAGTATTGCAATTCTAGCAGGGGTCCTTTTGGTGATTGTATTTGTTTACTACATGATGACATATGCAAAGCCACCTGATAAAGACATGCGCTATGTGCTCTTCGACTATTCGATTCCAGGGGATACTCAACAGTCGTTTCCTACTCAATTGCCTCGATCCGATAATCAAGCCGAAGGACTGACGTATTCCTTTACCTCATGGATTCTAGTCAAGGATTTCACACAAGGATATGGCACGAAACGACGTATCTTCTCTAAAAATGATTCGCCGGGAGTGTATTTAGATTCAACTTCCAACTCTTTGTTGGTTGCAGTGGATACGTATGGAACGACTGAAACCTTACTTATTCCGAACATACCTGCCCTGAAATGGATGCACTTCGCGATGGTTGTCGATCAACATTCAGTAGATATCTATATCAATGGTATGTTACGCAAACATCATACACTCGGGCAGTTGCCCCAACTGAATGATGCGGTGGTTTCCATTGGTTCCGATTGGAATGGTGTGTTGGCTCGATTGACGTATTATGCTCGTTCACTCAACAGTAACGAGATCAAAAAGATGGTGAATGAGCCACTTCCAAACGACCTAGACCGTAAGGCTGCAGGACCCAACTACTTTGATATCAGCTGGTATATTGGGCGTTTATATTCTATGTAATGATCAATATGAGTTCAGGAGGTCTACGAGGTATTGATTTTTCAGGCATCACAGTCTTGCGTAAACAAAACACATCCGATGTGGTCGCGAGCAAGCGATTTCAATTGGTCTATCAGACCTTTGCGTCCACTACCGGTGCAAATGCATATCAGAATCAAACACCCAATGCAACAGGTTCTTACCTAGACTTTCGTCAAGGGCGTAAGGAGGTTCGCACTTGTATTGATTGCTCAGGTCTTGCCTTTGTAGATATTAGTATGAACTTTCGTACCTAGCCTTACGGGTTTTCTTTAGGTCATCTTTCAGTTTCTGTTTCTTGGTCTTGGTCGTCTTTGGGTTATAAGTGAAAAAGAACTTTAAAAAGTCCACAGAGGATTTGTTTGTCGAGAGCTTCGCATACAACTCTGCCTTGTGTTTCTTCAAATCAATCAATGTCTCTTGAGTGCCTAGACAGTCCGTAGGCGTCAACAAAGCATATCGCCGCTTTTCTTTGTGGTTCGCAAGATCGACCAACCGTTGAGCTACACACATCAAATGAGTAATCTCGTCTTCGTCGACACCTGAATACATATACGCAATGACAAACTGAAGCATCGTGGGAATCGATGCAATCTTAATACCGTTTGCCATCGTATGATAACTGTGACATGCTGCAGTCTCATGCACGCGGACCAATACATTTCCTTCGTCATCAAAGATGTCTGTGTGTGCAGGTAGAATCTCTGAACCTTCGTGGACTTCCGTCTTCTTTCCCTTCGACAAAGTTTCCAAAGTTTTAGGTTCTGCAAGAATGGTGATGGGTGTAGACCATTTAGGAGTTCTGCCTTGATGAAGTTGAGATGCAGTGATTCCTAATAACACAACGTTGTGATTTTTCAAGATGGACTCGGCTTCTTTACGATTTTCTTCTGTTGCAAGAGTCTCCTTGGGTGGAGTATGTGATGGACAGACCATTGGATAGTGCGTGTTCAAGAGCATCAATCGTTCATACACTTTCTTCCATCGTGAGACATCTCCACGAGGTCGTGATAACTCAAGATACATGGACAATCGCAGAAAGTTAGGGGTTACATAATGAATACCGTCTACTACAACATCTTCTTTCCACAGTCGTTCAAAGATATCCTTATCCAAGTGTGTAATGTCTGCAACACCTTCGTAATCTGCAAAGACTTTGAAGGTTCCAAGATGGATCCCTGGCTTGACTTCCACACTGATGATTCCAGCTGCTGAAAGCTTATCTGCCAAGGTCATTGCATGTTCTTGGGGTGTGCGACTATAAAAGTCATAGTCCGGCACCGTCGTCTCGGGGTCGTAGAATCGGTCTTCGGGGGGTAATAAGTTGTTGATAGCTGTGCCACCATAACACATCACAGAATAGTCCTTCAAGAACTGATGTACAATGGCTAAACTTTGTTTAGTGATAGGATTGGCGGCTGCCTTCTTATCATTTTCCAGCTCTAACCGCCCCACGATCTTCTCCAAGTCTTCCATTGTATAACCTGTGGAAAAACGGATTCTCCTTTGTTTTTTCCTTGTGAGGCAGCAAGGATGCCTCGCCGATATAACCTTCGACAACGTGATAAAAATGTTAAATGGGTTGAAGACGAGACCTTAAAAGAGAAGGAAGAAGAATCCGAATCCGAAGACGAAGACTACGAGCCCCCATCCGAAGATGAGTCTGAAGAAGAGGAAGAGGATGAATCTGAAGAGGAATCTGAAGATGAATCTGAAAATGAGGAGGAAGAAACAAAAAACATCACTATTCCCCTCCCCAAGAACGGTCGTATCAAGATTGAAATCGATAATCGTCGTGGCAATGAACTCTACGAAGATTCTGAAGATGAGTCCGAAGAGGAAGAAGATGGATTTCTCGGCTATCTCATGGACAAGTATGTACCTCGTGGCAACGGTCTCCGAATGAAGAAACCTCCCTCCAACAAGCGAAAAGATGATAAAGAATCCGACGATTCCCCACTCATGTTGAACGATGAAGAGCAAGATTACTACGATGACCTCTCACGCTCCAAACGCAAGAAGCTCAACAAGCATATGAAGCAGATTCAAGCCTTGGTTGCAGAAGGAGATGTACCTCGCAAGTTCCGTATTCTCGAGTTGCCAATTCCAGACCCGATTAAGGCTTCGGTCATCAAGAAGTTGGACATGCTCGGTCAAATGGAAGAGGAAGGTGGTGGAGATACACACAAACTCCGTTCATGGATTGATGGATTCATGCGCATTCCCTTCGGACAAATTGTAGCACTCCCAGTCAAGTTAGATGATGGACCAGTTCCCTGTGCCAAGTTCTTGGGAGACACGCGTGAATCGTTAGACAAGGCAGTCTACGGAATGCAAACCGCCAAGACTCAAATCATGCAAATCCTGGCTCAATGGATTGCAAACCCAGGAAGTATTGGTAATGTGATTGCACTCAAAGGACCCATGGGTGTAGGCAAGACCAGCTTTGCAAAGAATGGTGTTGCGAATGTCTTGAAGCGTCCCTTCGAGTTCTTCAGTTTGGGTGGTGCGACTGATAGTGCTAACTTTGTAGGTCATAGTTACACCTACGAAGGAAGTATGTGGGGTCGGGTTGTAGACAGTCTTATCAATGCTCGCTCTATGAATCCAGTCATGTACTTTGACGAGTTGGACAAGATATCCGATACAGCTCAAGGTCAAGAGATTGTCTCCATGTTGATTCACTTGACGGACCGCTCACAGAACACCCAGTTCCATGACCGATACTTTGCAGGAGTGGACATTGACCTCTCGCAGTGCTTGTTCGTGTTCTCATTCAACGACGAGAACAAGGTTCACCCAATTCTCAAAGACCGCATGCAGGTCATTCACTGTTCAGGCTATTCAGCCGAGGACAAGTTCCAGATTGTTGAGAAATACATCTGGCCACAGATGTTGGAACGCACCAACTTCAAGGACTTGACTATCAAGAGTGAAGCCATCAAGCTCATGATTCGCGAATACTCTTCTGAAGAAGAAGGTGTGCGAACCTTGATTCGTGCATTGGAAACCTTGACCACACGCATCAACCTTCTACGCATTGCAGATGAAGCGACTGCAAAGACGTATAAGTTCTATACCAAGATTCAACTTCCATGCTGTATCGACACGGATATGGTCCAACACATCTTGCAAGATTTGGGTCAGGTCACTAATGAATCGTGGAAGCGACTCTATACTTGAATCCACTCAAGCAGTTCGAGTGGGACTCGTGTGCTACACGGATTATCATCCCACGACGAGAAGATGAACTCTAACTCGTTTTTCTCGTAGGTCATGCTCAAACAATATTCAATCCCTTCTTTGCGGAACACGAATGGAAGTGAGATGGAGTTAGGCTTGTAGGTTGTAGCGTTCATCTTCACAATACAGTGATAGTATTTGCGTGGAGTTGAATGATGAACATAATGCACGAGACACCACAACTCGTCGTTGACTCGGGTAGGCACTGCGGACCCGCGTAAATGACGGAAGAAGTCAGGAGTCTTCAAGGTTTGTTTGAAGACTAACTGGTTTCCTTCAATTTGACCAATACGAAGAGGGTTCCATGAATAGATGACATCGTTGGTTCCGCTCACGGGAATCCAATTCTTTTCACACTCTGCGTCCAAGGGTGACTTAAGGATACGTGTATTGCTATACATTCCTGTTTCCAAGTCACACATTCCAGTTAAAATCCGAATCTTGTCTGAATATTCACATGCGGTTCCAAAGAAACGAACATCTCCTGCTGCATCGCGATAGAGTCGCACATCTTCAACGCCTACAATATGATGAGAGCGTCTGGATAATGTGACTGATGCATCGTTCATTTGCACGGTTGAACCATCTTCGTTATACACTACATTTTCAGTGCGGACCTTGTGATTCGCTGAGTAATGACCTTCTTTCATATCGTAGCTTCCTGTGTTGGTAATCGAGTAGTTCACGAAGCGGACCATTTGTTTACCTTCGAATGAGCAGACCGAAGTTGGGTGAAAATCGCGTCCGATTAAGTCGCGTTGAATTGGATGGTTCTCAAACTCGATACCAATAGGGTCTACATAGAAAATCATATTGGAAAGCACTCCATCCAGATTTTGTGACTTGGTCAAGAGATACTCCATGCTTTTACGAAGTCCTTCAGGTTTACGATTCAAGTAGTATAAGCATATGGTTTCCTCATAGTGAAAGAGGTCTGTATACACTGGAATTTCAATAAAGAGTGAATCCTTGGAGAGGGGAATGTCCTTGCCCATCAAGACATACTGATAGGACTTGTAATGCTGACCCTTTTCACGGAAATACTTTGCAAGTTTGTAGAGTGATTCTGCGCGTCCAGGGCGTAACTCATAGGCTTTAAGCATATATTGTTCGAACTCAATGGGTTTTCCAAGTGTAAGATACGTCTGTCCAATCATATACAACGAATACCACTGCTCTTCACCCCACCCTCCTGCTGTATATCGCTTTTCGTACATCTGAATCGCATCTTCGTGTCTACCGAGACAATGATAAGTCTGTGCGAGGTAGAACATATATCGAACATCATCAGGCTTTTCTGCGAGTCCTGCTTCTAACAATCGTGCATCACGTTCAAATTTATCCGACTTGCATCCACCGTCATTTTTATCGTCAATCCAGCAGATAGACTTGTCTAATGGAGTGCCAGGTCCGTCCCAATACTCATGTGTGACTCCTTTGCAAGTCCAAGCATAGTCCATGCGAACTAATCGGCAATTGGGATAGTCTAGATCTCCATTACTTTGAATGATTGTATATCCAACTTCACCAAGTGATTGCTGTTTAAGGGTTCCTGGTTCAAAAACCATGTCTGCGTCCAACAACAGTCCATAGGTTGTTTTCAAATCCCAATTGAGTCCATACTGCACATAGTCTCGTGCTGATTTGAAACTGAGACTGCGATTATGACCAAAGTCTTTCCACTCTGAACCTGTGACACAACCATTGCGCGTCTTGATAAACTCATTTGCGAGTTCGATTGTGTTGTCTTTTGACCCTGTGTCATGAATACAGAAGGCGTCGACCACCGATTCAACAGCTTCCAAACATCGTTGGATGATTTTAGACTCATTGCGGACCATGAGAATCAAGACAAACTTCATCGTGCGTCTCGTTTACCAGAACTCGCGTCCTTCGTTTAAACAAAAATGTCCACAGAGTTTGTGAAACAAACAATGCGCGAGAACCTTACCCGTGTGTTGGTTCCTCATGTAGCCGATGGTCTTTGGAGCATCTACGAAAATGCAAAGACCGCGTGCGAGCGTAACAAGCAACCTGAAAAGACACTTCAAACCTTTCAAAACTTATTAACCAGCGTTCCCAAATGGAGTTCAGAGACACTCAAAAAGGAAGTTGAGCGTATTATCACAGCCTCCAAATGTGATTACATTGAAGATTTATTGTTGGGTGTATTTGTGAGCTACATTCGTGCGTTTGCAAGTCTACAGCAGAATGAAGCCACTCATGTCAATATTGAGTTTGAACGCCCTTCGTTAGAATCTTTCGTTCAGACCTTTTACACAGCCGCAGCTCGCAAATGTTGGTCACAAGCCTATTTGTTCAACACCATTCAAGTTCCCTCCACACAACAGGCACGCAATCGTCGGGATATTGAAGCAATGTTAGATTCAATCGTTGGTGAAGTCGTCGATGGATTCATTCCATGGCGTGAAATCAGCAAAGCCTATTTCCAGAAGAAAGAAGAACCTCGTCCTACCGCTGCACCACCGGTAACCTTTGCCCCACCTGAAGTACATGAGTTTGAAACCGACGACGAAGATTCTGAAGAAGAGCGTCCCAAGATAACCTTGGGTGAAGACATTGTCTTAACAGACGATGAAGAGGATGTCGACACGGAAGACGAGCTTGAACGAAAGGCTACGGAGACGGTTGCGTTGAATTTGTAAGACTCTTCACATGGACACAGAACAAAGATGACAGACCTCTATCTGTTCGGAATGGTTGCGGGAGTCGTTGCTGTAGTTGCGTTTGTCTTATATGTGTGGGACAAGACATCGAAAGGACAGCCTATTGAGTGGTTAGATGCAGGAAAACTAGCTCTAGGTTCAGGAGGTGTCGCAGGAGGGGTTGCCTATGCGTTCGGTACAGAAGTGGGCGCCGAAGCAGCGGTTGAAACGGCTACAACCGTGGCTCAGGAGATGTTTGTAGGCAAAGCTGAGTTTTAACCGAAGATTCTAAACTTAACATCCGTAATGTGATTGATGGTCACATAAAAGATGTAGACCCATGCAAGTAATACATACGCAGTGGTCCATGTCCGAACTCCCGTTGTCTTAGGAGTCATCTCACCTAGATCACTGGTCGTTAATGAACTGACAGCGTAAAAGAAGTAATCCGGTAATGTAGTTGCTCCTTCAATTTGTCCGTGAAACATGAGCATCGTCAATACTGCAAATGCAAAGTTGAGAAACACAACAAAGAACAACAGGGACAAAAATGTCTTCATTGCTTTTTATTCAACTTTATCTTTCGGTAACATCATCAATCCTACCAACGCTATAAAGAAGACAAAGGTATGAAGAATCATTCCAATGGCAGTCGGGCATCCTCCAACTGCAACGCCTGGAACCACACTATTGACCGCACGAAATGTCACTGGATTCGCAACTAGGAAAAACAGAAGTGCCGAATACAAGGAATACTTGACCTTAAGACCGAATGACAGAGCCATTTACTACTTTGTGGGTAATTTTCCGCGACCCGAACACTCAGTTCACAGACCTTGATAAGTATGTGTATCAAGTGGTAGACGATAAGGATATCCTCGCATACCAAACGATGTTAGCTAGCACTCAAAAAGGAGAAGCAAAGCCTTTCCTCTCCATTGTGCCATTCATTCAACCGTTCGTTCGAACGGACAATGTGATGTATTACATACGACGCTACAACTTATGGCTCAATAAAGAGACATGAGCTTCCAACTGGAATAGTGGGGACGACATAGGTCGTCAGTTTTCCAATTTCACGACGGGGTGTTGCAGAGTCTTTACAGTATCGTGCAATCGCTTTGTACAGGTCAAAACCATGGTATCGATCATGTCGTTCCGGTGGGTGATTTCTGAACAACACCGATGAACCGTCGGATTGCATCATCCATTGCTTGAACACTGTATGAAGTGGATGTGTGTAGGGATGATTCGGTCCTTCTGGAAACATATCCCAGAACATGGAAGTCGCAAATCGTCCTAAATCAAAACTTGGATTGAGAGGAATGCGGTCTTGTGTGTGAATGAAAAAGGGTTCAACATTGTATTGTCCTGCGGCTTCATCGTTGGGTTGAAACTGACTGGACATGAAAGTTCGTGGTTCTTTCATTCCTATCAATCGAAGTTGGAAGGCTGCACGATCAAAGTCAATGAGTTTCAAGATGAATCCATAGGTCGGAAGACGGTAACAGGTTGTATTGTGCTTGTAATACAGGAACTCCTTATCGGTGGGAACATACATCACATTGTTTCCGTGGAGGTCATTGTGTGTGAATCCAAAGTTTCGCTGGGCAAACGCAAGTGCAAAGACAATCTGTGAAACCCATGCAGTATGTTTCTCAGGTTCTGGAAATCGCTCCACCAAGTCATAGTAAGTGCCTGTGCATTTTTCCATGACGGTTGTAATGACCGGCACATCCTTGAAGGTAGCCCATGCAAACGGTTCATCGTCTCCTTCATCATCTAATCCTTCTTCATCATCGTCTTCAGAACAATCACAGGACATAATCTCAAACTCATCATCGTCCTCTTCTTCATCGTCCTCTTCATCATAGGAAGATTCCTCTGCAGTTTCACTATTCGAGACTGAACGTGTAGAAGGTGTTTGAACATGGTCTGTGTCCAAATCTTGAATACCTATAATTTCGATTTCTTCTCCCAACTGAACCCCTGCGCGTTGAGACCGAGTGTGTGTAAACTCTGCAGTGGGTTCATGTGTACGAAGCTTCAATTCAAAAGTCTTTCCGAGATTCTCTGCAAACCATCGTCGTTCGGATAAGTCTTCATAGTCATCTGAAATATCAATGGTATGTTTACCTGCAAGACCTACATAGACTCCATAGACTTTTGGGAAATGAACACATTCAGATTCAGACAATGCAATGGATGCAAGTGCTCCGACATATCCAGCCGTGTGTGGGCTTTGAAGTTTCTCATGCATTGCGTCTGCAACCTCTTTGGGTTTCGGCATTCCAAAAGCTCCATAATCTCCTCGCATCCATTTGAAAGGACTTAAAATCATTGTGGTCTTTCGATGGACTTCCACCGGCTTTCCCTTGACTTGAATGTGGGTCTCGTCCACGATTTTCTGAATCTCATCAATGAGTCGGACTCCATAGTCGGACAAGTTTGAAAGAGCATTCGTCTTGAACAATGTTTCCAAAGACGGAAAGAAAGGTTGAAGTTGTTTCAAGTCCCAAAGAGACCCATCCAATTTAGGATACTTGTGAAGTCGCATCAGAGTCGCATTGTTTCGAAGGTCCTTGCCCATTGTTCCCCCCTCGGAGAATCAAAACGAAATTGAAACGACACAGGATTAGGACTTCAATGTTGCTCTTAACTCTTTACCTCATCTACTCCACCGTGAAAACCCTTTATATCTGGGACACCATGACTGCTGAAGAACGGTCTCGTCTCCCATGTCCCGCATAAAATGGTGATACCAAAACAAGATGAACTTTCAACTCCGAAAGTTTAATATGGAAATGATTACCGATCGATGCGACATCGATAGTCGCAAAAGTCCAATGATGGTGGTCATTGGCAAGAAGGACACAGGGAAGTCTTTTTTGGTTCGTGATATCTTACACACGACTCAACGACACTTTCCAGTAGGAACCGTCATTTCAGCCACGGAAGTCGCCAACGAGTTCTTTCAGCATATGGTTCCATCCAAGTTCATTCACGATAAGTATCGACCCGAGATTGTGATGAATGTCATCAAGCGTCAAATGAACATCAAACAGAAACGTAACGAAGAAAAGAAGAGTCGTGGTGGTTCTTCATCTGTCGACCCGCGTGCGTTCTTGATTTTAGACGATTGTTTGTATGATGCAAAGTCCTGGATTAACGAAGAGTCGACTCGCTATGTGTTCATGAACGGTCGTCACATTGATTTAATGACCATCATCACGATGCAGTATCCTCTTGGTATTACGCCTAACTTGCGAACCAATGTAGACTTTGTCTTCATTTTGCGTGAGAATATCCTGGGGAATCGTAGAAGAATCTACGAGAATTACGCAGGTATGTTTCCGACCTTTGAGATGTTTTGTTCGTTCATGGACCAATGCACAGAGAACTTTGAATGTCTTGTTATCTGCAACAATGTATCGTCCAACAAGTTAGAAGACCAAGTGTTTTGGTATAAGGCTTCTGACCATCCACCATTCAAGTTATGTGACCAATCGTTGTGGGTCGACAATCGCCCCTTTCAATCTGCAATGCTTGCGTTGGACGAGTACAATCCAATGAATCTGCGAAAGAAGAACGAAGGACCTAGTGTCTGGGTTAAGAAGACTGATGGTCGTTAATACTTGAAGAGAGGTGTGCGTATGCTGCGACGCGTCTTTCTCATCTTCTTCATAGAACGCTTCTTGGTTCTGCGTCCACCTGTGGTAGCAATGGGTGAGGAAGGAGGTGCAGCAGTTTCAGCTATCACTGCAGCCTCTTTAGAAGTCTTCTCTAGCTCTGCAGCTATAGCAGCAGCTTTAGCTTTATCGTCTGCGGCTTTGGCTGCAGCAGCCTGCTCGTTTCTGATTTTCTCCACCTTGTCAAGTAACGCTTGTGTAGGTTGTGCGACTGACCCAAACTTCCCACCTGGTTTGAGATTCTTCTTAAGGTCGTCTCTTAAAGCAGTCAATGCCGCTTTATCTGCAGCATTCATATTGAGACTATTAATATCGATTTTTAAATCATATAAATATACGAGTGCTCCAACTGAAATCGCTGTAATACCAGCATTTGTTAGACATACACCTGCTACGGCACCGACTGCAGTTTTAGCTGCAGTAAAAAGTGAACCTGCAAGTGTAGGATTTGCACCTGCAATCAGAGCTACAGGGAATGCCTTAAGGACATTGTCGGGTGTAAATGTAGCTGTTATGATTTCCACCCATAACTTCTTCAAGGCTGCCTTTACAGCAGCTAAGTCACCTCCGCGCATCTTCTTTCGTCTACCTCCCTGCATCTCCGTATCGGTTGAAGTTTCATCTTCAATATTACAATCTTGAAGTTGCTCGATGAGGTCAAAAATACCCCCTGGAACCTTTAACGCATCAACAACAGGCTTGTATTTATTAGTCACATTCTTGAGGATCTCTGCTTTACCTCTAACATCCGCGACATTATAACGCTGTCGTGTTTCGTCAGACGCGTACTGTAGATAAGTAGCATCTTGTGGGGGCTTTGGTAACGATGAAATTTGCGGATCATTGAATCTGTAAGTTTCCGGAAGAGGGTTTTTTTTCGGAGCTTCGAGACTTCCAAGTTTCGATTCACGGTTTTTTTGCGAACCTTTATTGCCTTTTCCTGACATGCTTATATTTCCTATAGATTTTACTCTCGGAGTGCACCTTCGGAGGGGTGGACGGGCTTCGACGCATCCTCCAACTGCTTGGCGGCAACCTCGGCTGCGTTTGCCTTACGACGCTTCTCGTTCTCATCCTTATGTGCCTTAATCTTGGCTTCACGCTCGTCGGCAAAGAAGATTTCCTTGTTCGCCTCATTCTCCTTGTAGCGTCGCATGAGCTCGTTCAACTCCTTCTCGGCATATTGAACCTCAGGCATCAAGTGTTCACTAGGATCCCATGGAAGCCATGTACCGACCTTGCCGATATACAAGTTGTCCTTGGGATACTTGCGTTGTAAGACCTTTGCCATCACTTGTGCCTCCTCAACTGTTGGGAAACTGCGACGAACCTTGACTCCACGCACATTGGTTCTGAACTCAACCGAGTTATCAAACTTCTCCTGAAGCTCCTTCTCGTGCTTCAAGAGAAACACCTGCCACTGCTCAGGGACATCGGTCTGACGAATCTCTTCGTCACGAACCTTACCAAACTCCTCTGCGTCTTTCAAGAGATCGTCAATCTTGAGACTATACTTCTTGGATAAGAACACCATCAAGTGCTCAAGTCCCTTGACCTTCCAGTCGTAGTCCATAAACTTGATGAACTCTTCAAACATGTATTCCTGCTTTTGTTTGATGACCTTCTCGGGGCTGAGGAAGGACACAATGCAATACTTCTGTGTTGGAATCTCTGGATCTTCATCGAGGTAATCCACTCTTGAACCATCGTCTTCGTGTGTAGGAAGTGTTTCACGTCTGGACATGTTTATGTAAACAGGGCGTCTCCTTTGTAAGTTGTTTCTACGCAGAAGACAATGGGTTACGGGTATTCCGAAACATTTCTAGTTGTGTTCTTGACACATCCCTGCGTCATCATTCCAGACATTGCAGCCCTGTTAAAGATGGCTCCACAACTCCCTTCTGAACTTGCAGCCTTCGCCAATATTCCCGCCCCGTTGAATGCGTTGTGGCAAGTGTTTTGGGCATGGGTGCTCAGTCTTCCCGGTGAGAAAAGCCCAGGGTTCGGGTGGACGATGTACGCCATCTATTTAGTATTTCTCCTCATCTACGCCTATTTCTTCATTCGTATGCGACTGGATAAGGGAGCATAAACTTTCGGGCTTACAAACAATGTATGAAGGGTGGACTCGCCTTTTAATAATCTTCTTAACACATCCAGGTGTATTGATTCCAATTCCGTCCATCGGATTGATGGCGTGGGTGCGCGGACTCTGGCAAGCAAGTTGGGTGATGGTCATGCATAGTTTTTCAGAGGGAGACAAGAGCTACTTGGCGTCTATGGTCTATTGGATTGTTTTATGCGTTATGGCGTATATTCAAATAGCCATCGAACTTGCCAAGAGTTAAAAACTTTTCCATTCTAACTAACAAACATGGAGTCAAAGCCGAAGCCAACACCCTCTGGAATTGATATGAGTGATTTGATTATGCGCCTCGTAAAGTACCTTTTGGAAGGTCTTGCCGTCGCTGTTGCAGCCTATGTTATCCCCGGCAAGACAATGCGATGGAATGAGGTCGCCATGATTGCATTAACTGCCACAGCCACCTTTGCAATCCTCGACATCTATGCCCCCTCCGTCGGCTCCTCTGCCCGCCAAGGTGCAGGCTTCGGTATCGGTGCAGGACTTGTCGGCTTCCCCGCTTAAACCGGTTGAAGAAGCCGCGTCATCGTCGACACGATGGCCACACTCATTACTGAAGCATAGTTATGTTGCGTCACAGACATGATTTGTAATAATACCGAACACACTGGACTGGCCGTCGTCACCAATGACTGAGCGACTTCTTCCCATGAATGTGGAACACACACCCAATCATACAACTTTGCACTTGCGTAATGAACTCCATAGTTCAACCCAAGTGATAAAGCAGAAGCCTTCAAGACTACTAACGCCATTTTCACTTATCCATGAATAGATTGTTAATGGGATACCTTGTTCGATTCCAAGGAAAGTGGTTCGAACTTCACCCGAAGCCTTACGAACCCGAGCGGATGACCACAGATATTGCGTGGATTCAAATACGCGAAGGAGTCACACCCGTCGAAGCCTATCGTCGATGGTTTGAACGGCAACGCAAACTTTCTCGCCTTCTTCAACAATGAACATCGTTCTCTTGGTTTTAATCTTTGTAGCCTTGGGTATTCTCGTCTACAAGTTTTGGAAGCCGATGATTCAGCCGCCAAAGCGTGAAGTCAAACCCAATGAAAGCAACTTGTATTTCTTCTATACCAACTGGTGTGGATTCTCACAAAAAGCCATGCCTGAATGGGCAAAGCTTGAAGGAAAACTCGCAACTCAATCGTATTTCGGCAAGACACATGTGAACGCCATTCAAGTGGATTGTGAGAAAGACAGAGCCATGTGCACTTTATATGGTATCAACGGATATCCATCTGTCTTACTTGAAACCAAGTCAGGTATCGTGGAGTTTGATAAGAAGGTGACCTACTCAAACTTACTTGGATTCCTTCGTGACTCGCTGGGACAAGAACGCGAGCGTTTGTGAATAGCCTTCATCCAGTAATCGTTTGCGGTCACCCGGTGTAACTTCTTGAATCACATGGACTTTGTCCTCTTTGAACCACAGAGCGTATTTGGATTTCGGAGGACGACGCCGACCTGCATAGAGTTGTTTCGCAAACTCTGCTAGATTTCCATCCAAATCGGATGGATACAAGGACTTGGGAGAATACGACACAATAAAGGACAAGCAGTCGTTCGGTAAGTAGTCGTCTAGGTAATACATGTAGAGTCCTCCATCGACATACACATGGTCATAAATCACCTGGGGTTGAAAGAAGCCAGGAATACAACAGGAAGCCCGTAATGCGGATAACAACGGCACTCGACCCGAGAAAAACACAGGCTTACGACGCGTTAAATCGGATGCACCAATGTAAAGTTTTTGAGGTGCATCTGCAATCACCTTCCCTCGTAAATCCACTCCTTGCTTTAAGAATGCATTCACAATCGACTCTTCGACATGGTCCATCTGGAACAAGCCGCAGCGTTGAACTAGATTAAAGACACAGTCAAGTGTGACCTCTTTGATAATCGATTCCAAGTTCATTGAATCTTCGATCATTTGTTCGAGTTGTGGAAGCTTCAAGTTGAAGGCTACGGCAGTCGCAATCACCGCTCCAATGGAATACCCGTAGATTCCGTTTGGAAAGGTCAATGACTCTTGAAACTCGGACAATGCTTTCAATCCTCCTACATGAAGGGTGCCTCGCATACCCCCTCCTCCGAATGCGATGGATGTGAACATTTGTATCTCTTTGTAGTAAGCATGTTGAAAGCTCGTGATGTTTGGGACGAACAGGAAGCACGCAAAGAACAACGAATGGCTGCGATGCGTCCAGTGTTAGCCCAGCTCTATGGGAGAATCCGCAAACAAGCCATTCATTCACCCAATGCACCCTATGTGGTCTTTGAAATCCCTGCGTATGTGTTCGGGTATCCTTTGTTTCAATTGTCCGAAGCACGAGAGTATTTGGTCGCGACTCTTCAGACTTCAGGTTATTTGGTCTGGGTTGTCGATGAAAAGTATCTGTTCATTTCGTGGATGAAGACTGCAGGACGTTCAGCAAACTATCGTCCACCATTAGTCACCAACTATCGTCCGCAAGTCTATGACCCGTCTACACTGACCACAATGCGATAATATTAATGACTTGGCGTCAAGATGACACAACACCGGCACCGTATTTGGTCATTACCGGAATGACCTACTTACTGCCTGCATGGCTCGCATGGAAGTCAGGTTTTTATTACTCATTGGCAACCTGCTTGTTTTTGTGTGCAACTACGATGACATTCCATTGGTTTCGAACTCAGTGGATTTTCAGTTTAGACCAACTTGCAATCTGGAATTACACATTCTGTTCATTGTTTAATGCCTATCAAGGAGGTCCTTCTTCATTGGGTATATGGGCTTTTTCCGTAGGATATTCACTCTACTCCTATTTTGTTGGACAACAGCTCTCAATCCTATCGTGGGACCCAAACTGGAGTACTCAAATGTTCTTTCATGGACTCATGCATATGGTAACTGCCTATAGTGCCTGGTATTGCTTCACGAAACGTAATGAACTTTTACTCACTTCTTAACAATGAAGGCCTATCAATGGTATTTTTTCATCTTGAAGTTCATTGTCTTGCTTCAAGTCGTCATGATTTCAGCAGGGTTTGATGTGAAAGACAGTCCGCTCTTTGCGTTCATAGACATGCTCTTCAAATTGTCGTTGGGATTGTTCTTGGGTATCTACTTCTGGTTGTTCACACCCAAGGGCATTGATTGGGAAGACGGTATCATTGTCTCGATTGGAGGGTTCCTCATCTTGATGGAAATTCAATTCGAGCCATTGGTTCGTCTCTATGAAGCACGGGATAAAACACTTGCAATGGTATTCTCACTAAAAAATGGATAGTTCTATTGCTATAGTGTAGTCTCTATGGAGTGTAGTCATGACGCTATAGAGATTGACGAAGGGCAGCGTGTCTGTGGATGTTGTGGTGTAATTCTAGGAAGTTACATTGATGAAGGTGCAGAATGGCGGATGTATGGAACAGGAGACGAAGACCCGTCGCGTACGGGCACGATTACTTCGGAACTACTTCCGAACTCGTCGTATGGGTCTATGATGATGCGTAAACGATTTCCCAATCAATCCGAAGATGTGAAGACGATTACAAAACTCTCTGCGTGGGCATTCTCGTCACACGGAGAGCGTTCATGGATGGGGATCTTTGATGCGATTCAATCGACAGCACTTCGATCTGGGTTAACCAAAGCAATCATTCTAGATGCCTGTGGACTCTACAAGAACATTGAAGATTCACAGAAAACACGAGGCGAAACTCGTAGAGCTCTCATGGCAGGTGCAGTCTTTACAGCCTGTCGTGAGAACAATGCAACTCGAAGTCATGAAGAAGTAGCGGATATGTTCAAAGTCAGTATTCGTGCACTCTGCAAAGCCCTTGCAAAGTTTGATAATGGGTCTGCGTCTGTCTTAAATACTCAACTCGGTATTGCAGAGCGTATCTGTGTGGATTTAGACTTATCCGACAAAGACCGCGATACGATTGTGTTGAAACTCCAACAACTACCTGAACTCGAACATACTCCCAAAACCGTGGTTGCAGGAGTTGTGTGCGTTGTCTTGGGTGGACAACTTCAACGTGTGTCTGAAATCTCCGGTGTGTCTACGATGTCGATTCGCAAGATTGTGGAAAAGTTTAAAGCGATGGGAAATATGTGATCGACCATGAATAGGTTATGCTACCTGCTACAACCACTGAGTTACTAATGAGAATGTTTGAGGTATTATATTGAAATACTGGACCATTGGTTGAACCGGATACGTCGCTACACAGTACACCAATCCTTGGAGTTGTTAGATCATCTACATAAATGATTCGAGAGTTATATGTGATTGCAGAAGGATCGGATGCAGTCAATGCAATAATCCCCTTCCGAAGGACTCCAATTACAGCGGTTTGAGAATTGGATATGAGGATTGTAGAGGAATCTGAGTTGAATCCCTTGAAACTACGCGTGATGCCATTGCTAAAATCTAGGATGTTCGTCGCACTATCGGAAGCTCGAAAGTTACCGTTCACATCCAAGGTACGATTGCCTGCAACCGAACTACTACTTGCATCTTTGTTGATACCTACATTTCCAATAAACACTGCATTCCCTGACACATCCAAAGTGTTGTAGACATAACTTGGAGTCAATGCTCCACCTATTCCAACCCAATTTTTACATAAGTCGGCTGCAAAGGGAATTTGGTTACTATATCCAATGCGGACTTGATTGGAGTTCGAACCTAAATCAATAAAATGCCCAATCAAAACGTTATAGTTTCCGGTAGCGTTTGTCTCCGTTCCAATAAAGATGTTGTTAGAGCCAGCACCTCCTGAGTTTGCGCCAATTGAAATGGTGTTTGCAGCATTCGAACCTCCCGAACCTGCATACCAGCCAATATAGACCGAGTTAGAATCGTTTGAAATGTTACTCGCAGCTCCGTATCCGAGAGCAGTCACATTGAACACATTACGCGTAATATCGTAGGGATTGCCTGCGTTTGAACCGACATACACATTGCTGTTTGAGTCTCCGACCGCGGCGGTGAACACGGAGATCGTATTACCCGTGTAGTTAAAGATGTTCGACATCGTCAACTTTGGAATAAAGTTTGCGGTCGTCGTGTCATACGTGTAGATAGGGCGGAACACATTCGACAGATAGTTCTGGATTCCAGTGGTATTCATTGTATATCATTTAGGTCTTTTCTGTGTATACTATACAACGCAGCCATGTCCTTCACACTCTTCCCCATTCAACCTTCCGAGCAGCACCTCTACGACATGTATAAGAAATCGGTCGCGTCTTTTTGGACACCCGAGGAAATTTCATTTGTGAAGGACGGCGAAGATTGGGCGAAACTAACTGATAACGAAAGGCATTTCATTACACATGTCCTAGCCTTCTTTGCAGGTTCCGATGGCATTGTCATGGAAAACCTTGTGACTCGATTCCAAGGTGAAGTCAATAGCCAAGTGGTCAAGCTCTTTTACAGCTTCCAAAATGCGATGGAAGGTATTCATTCAGAGACTTACTCTTTATTGATTGATACGTATGTGAAGAATGAGGAAGAGAAGGCAAAGTTGTTTAATGCAATTCAGACCATTCCCTGTATTGGAAAGAAAGCGGATTGGGCTCTTCAATGGATGAATTCAGAGCAGTCGTTTGGGACTCGATTGGTTGCGTTTGCCTGTGTAGAAGGTATCTTCTTCTCGGGTGCATTCTGTGCGATTTTTTGGTTGAAGAAGCGTGGTCTTCTCCCTGGATTGACCTTCAGCAATGAGTTGATTTCACGAGATGAAGGGCTTCACACCCAGTTTGCGGTTGCGCTCTTTCACACTCTAGAAAACAAACCTGAACCGATATGGATTCAGAAAATCATCATGGGAGCCGTTAAGCTTGAAAAGGAGTTCATTTGTGAAGCACTTCCATGTTCATTGATTGGAATGAACTCAAAGATGATGAGTCAATACATTGAGTTTGTTGCGGACCGACTCGCAGTTCAGTTGGGATTGAACAAAATCTACAAGACCGCAAATCCATTTGATTTCATGGAGCTCATTAGCTTGGAAGGTAAGGCAAACTTCTTTGAGAAGAAGGTCTCGGAATACTCACGACCCATGGACAATGGAGACGCTATTCGATTGACTGACGAAGATTTCTAAGGTAAGAGTAATGGACTCTAACATAAAGAACCTTAGTGATAACTTGCCTAAACTCGGAAAAGTCAAGATGGAAACAGTTAATAAAATTGAGTCTGCAATCAATGAGATTGTAGAGATTACTGAAACAGATGATAGATATTCTGAACTCAAATCAAAAGCGTTGAAGTTGAAAAGTGATTTTGAAGCTCTTGCTTCTAAAATCGTCTATGAGAATCCAAGTGGAGGTCGATTGATGACGCGTAAGTATTGTAAGAAAACACCCTGTAAGAAGATGGGCTTCACACAGCGAGCTTCGTGTCGTCCTTGGAAAAACTGTTACAGAAAGAGTAAGAAATGAAGTATACCAAACTCTTTGCCATTGTGTTTGTCGTCATTGTGTTTGTGTTGTTTTTAAGAAACCGTCCTATGCGTGAACATGCATGTTCACCAGCACCATCAACCTCTCAGAGTCAAGCAGATTGTGCACGAACAGGAGGTATATTTAAAGATGGAGTGTGTACCTGCTCAGGTTAACCGAGTGTAGCCTCACAGTTTCCACTAGGGTGAAGGCATCCTGGGGTAGTTGTGCCCGGACATTGTTCAGTAGGTGTAGAACCCTTTGGGCACTTAATGTCGGTGACGCTGAACTTCTCCTTTGGGCTGAATGTCTGAAGAAGCATTGCAAGAATCATGAAGACGACTACAAGGATGAGTGCATACACCATATACTTACCGATAAATCCTGCAAATGTCTTTGAGTTTGCGGCTGCAAAGACTGCAGTGCCCGCCCATAATCCTTCCATGAATCCTCCTCCTTTCTTAACTGCCATTTATCTGAACGCACGAAAAGAGTCTATTTGGCGTTTAAAGACTCCACACTTCCTCTGGTGAAGGAATAAATGGAATTTGAACAAGCCGCAATTGCACTACTCGCATCCATGGTGTTAGTTCTCGCCGGTATGGTAGGATGGCTCTACTGGCAACAAACACGCATGTTCCAGAACATGAATAGTATCGTCATGGTGGTCGGCGAACTTGCCTCTCGTCCTACCTTTGTTGCGCCCGAGGCGGTCATGGACGAAGAGGTTCAACCCACAACTGAAGAGACTGTAGTTGCCCCTGTGTCTGAGGAGGATGACCGAGTTTCTGTGGACGACGCGGAAGCCGCGGAAGCTGCGATTGTCGAGGGACCCGACACCGACGACTTGGACGGCAAAACCAAGAAGGAACTCCAAGAGATTCTTACCAAACGCGGTATTCCCTTCAGCAAGGGTGATACTAAACCCGCATTGATTTCGTTGCTTAAAGCAACCGCGTAAGTATAAACAATGAAGCTCATTTCATTGGATGTAGGAATTCGAAACCTTGCATATTGCGTACTAGAAGGAACCAGTCGCACTGATGTAAAGATTGTGGATTGGAATATCATTGATGTATTAGGAGAAGCCGCAGGGGTAGGAGGAGCACGATGCCATCGATGCACTACCGCAGCACGCTATGAACATGCCTCGAATGGAACCTTTGCATGTGGAAAGCATGTTCCTAAAAAGAGAGGTAAAATCATTAAATCGGAAATCAACAAGTTAAGTCCAAATCAACTCCACGAAGAACTCGCCAAGGAAGGACTGACGACCGACGCAACCAAGAAGGTAGACCTTGTGAAATTGTTGTATAATCATCGCAAGCAGAACACATGGAAGAAATGTGTCTCGTCTGCACTCTCAGGTTCAGTGTTAGACCAAGCACCTGCATTGATTGCATGTTTGGATAAACGAGCCTCTTCCTGGAAAGACTCGGACTTGGTCGCAGTTGAGAATCAACCCGAGCGACGAATGTACGCAGTTCAAGCCATGATTCAGATGTATTTCTCAATGAAAGGCATCAAGAGTGAAGGTGTTTCAGCCACACACAAGTTGTCCAATATCGTCACCGTAGAGGATTCAGTGGGAACCTACAAGGGTCGTAAAAAGACAGGCATTACACACGCTTATGAACTGGTTCCACAGGAGAATCAAGAGCACTTTGCAAAGCATCCCAAGAAGGACGACCTCGCAGATTGCTTTCTTCAAGGGTTGTGGGTGTTAGAACATACGCGTTCAGACTTTCAGAACGACAACCAAACAACTTAATAAGAATGGATACAGACTTACTCGTGAATCCAAAGATGGGAGGCATGGCGGATTTGGAAACCATTGATATACCAACGCTCAACTTTGATGAACTACCTGCGCCTGAAGCACCTGCGCCGAGACTGGTTGCGAGTCTAGAAGAGACTGGACCCATCAAGTTGGATGGACTCGAAAACTTCAACGCCGAACCCTATGCGCCCGCACCGCCCAAGCGAATGTCTGAGGAAGCCACTCAACGAGAGAAATATGAGATTCTGCGAAAGTTTGAGCGTCTCTCCAAGTTGGGTGTGCCCATGCGCAAGCGATTCACCATCGACAGTCCTTTAGACGAGATGAAGATGGAGCTCGATTTCATTCGGCGTGAAAAGTCGATGGACTCCACCATCAAGCAGTTCTCCGAATGGTTTGTGACTGGAATGTCTGCGTTGGAATATGGAAGCAAACACGTTGCATTCCTTAAAGCATTTGGTCTTCAAATGGACGGTCTCTCTGAAGCCGCACAGATGAATGTAGTGGATTTGGAAGATGACTTTGAAGAGCTCTACGATATGTATGGCGAGAACATGAAGATGCACCCTATGGTGCGTATTCCTATGCGAACCTGCATGATGATTTACATGGTTCACTTGACCAATCAAATGACTCGCAAGGCACCTATTCCAAACATCGATGAGATTATGCGACAGAACCCAGACATTGCACGTCAGTTAGCCTCTGCGGCCATGCAAAATCAATCCCAGACCATGCGTGGTTCAGCACAGATTCCAATGCCTACACAGCAACAGGCACCTAGTAATCCATTGAGTGGACTCATGAGTTTCATGCAAGGTGCGACCGTTCAAGCACCTCCTCCACCAGTCTTGAATGTCATTCCACGACAACCTGCGGAATCCAAACCTATTCAGATTGGAATTGCGAAGAAGAAAGTGACTCCACCTCCAGTCGTCAATACAGCAGTTCAAATGAAACCACCAGTCAATATTGAAGACTTATTGAAGGATATTAAACAGACCATCGTGCCTCCTGCAGGCAATGGACCTCCACCGCCTGAAAAGGTGAAGAAGGGTTCTGGAAAGGCAGGGTCCACTGGCAAGAACTCGGTCGTAATTAAACTTTAACTTTCGTTAGAATAAATGGCGAAGACACGATCAATGAAGACTAAAAGTGAGTTAGAATACTCTTTGAAGTGGCTTGAACTTGATCTAAAGAAAGCAACGACTAAAATGGAGAGTGCGAAGATAGAGAAGAAGATTAAGGATATCAAGAAGAAGATCGCAAAGAAGGGTGGACGCACTCGTCGTGGAACTCGTCGTAATTAAACTTTAGTAAACATCGGAGGGATTGAAGGGTCATAGGCTGGTTGGTCGACCTTCTTTTCTTCTTTTTCTAACGTATTCTTATTCTCCATACCTTCACGGTCCTTATAAGACACACCTTGTGCGATGGTGATAAACCCCGCCGTCAGCATTAAGGAAGTTACAATATCCTTCGTGCCCACAAAACACACTGCAAAAATGGCAATTCGCCGCAACACAATGTTCCGCTTGTATTCTTCGGGCGTTGTGTTGAACTCGTCAATCAAGTACCGAGACCCAAGGTTCAGTAAAATCAACATAATCCCCAAGAAGAACTTGCTGTTATTCAGAAGGTCAATCATTGTTAAACACTAGCAAAATTCTTGTCCTTTCCGCCATAGGACTCGAAGGATTCAGTAATAGGAGGAACAGGAGGCATGGTGTTCGCCATCTCATTCTTGGCTGCCATTGCGCCTGGAGTGGTTCCACCTGGAGGACCGCCAGACGAAGTAGAAGGAGGAGGTGTAGGAGTCTTTGGGACGCAGGCACCCTTGGAGGAATCCCACATCATTGAACTATCATTGCACTCGGGTGCACGGACATCAGTTCCCTTGGTACACATCTTCTTGTCGCTGACATACATGAATTCATCTGGACACTTGTAATCAGATGCTGTAGGCGGTGCAGACATTCCACTCTCATCTAAGAACTCGCGAATTGCACCTGAACGAAGGAAGGCGACCAATAACAAAACCGCTACAAGTTGACTGATATACTTCCAAGCATAGACTACGGCGCCGAGTGCGACGATTTTTCCGAGGACAGAGGAGAAGAACTCCTTCATAGCGTAGGGGCATGGCACCAACGAAACCCATGCAATTAAAGCGGCGACTGCAATCCATTCATTGCGACCTGAGAGTAGCATTTATACAAAACCATCATATTTTTCTACCTGTTTCAAAGTAATGGATTACGCCACTTTGGAAGAGGCTTATGGAACTCCCTTTGGGCAACGGAAGCCCATTACACAGACAAAGCCCGAAATTGATGAGACGAAGCCTGAATTTACGAGTCTTGAGAAGTTTTCAAATGAATCAATTCGAAAGAATCAGTCGCTCGTCGACTCATTGCAGAAGTCCTTACCGCTCGACAGGAACCCTGCTACCGAGAACTTTGTCGTTCGTCAAGAGGCGGGTAAACGAATGATGGGTCGCGAACACTTTTCACAGTCTCAACCTGCAGGTGTCTATGAAAGTATGGAACAAGCTGATAAACTAAACCGTATTCTCCGCTTGATTGAGCAGAACCGTACGGGCTATGAGCGTCCTGCTATTCAGGACATTGCATTGTATGTGTTCACAGGCGTGTTCTTCTTATTCACTTTGGATACCTTTGTAGAACTTGGTAAATCTATGCGCGGCTAATACGTGTCTCAAAACTGGAAAACTCGTCAAATCCATTGTCGAGATACTCAATCTCAAAAGTGAACACATTATCATTGCCCACACCAAACGTGATAGGAGCATTGTTTGAAGTGGTTGTTGGGTTGACTGAAGTGCCTGTCAATGTGACTGTAGAAGGGTGATATCTCAAGGATACATGAAGACGGTCGAGTCGTCCAATGGGAGGTGTGTATCGCACATGATTGGTTTCATCGGACATATCGTTATAGAAAATCGTAAAGGTGTTGTTTGTGGATCCCGATGTGATATTTCGATTGTTAATCTTGGCAAACCAGTTATCGACAAACCCTGCACGGTTGGCACCGGTCGCTGTCTCATCGCACTTATTCAAGCCTTCGAGTTCAAGCAATATATAATTATCGGTGAATCCAGTCGATGCAGGGGCTTCAATGTTTGCAGACTTCAATCGGAGAGAAATGACATTCTCATAGACTCGTGGCAAATAAACAACATAATCCCCTGGATCGGAACTTGCGGCACCTCCATTCACCTTGACGAACTTGGTTGTATCTCGGTCACGAGAATCAATCATCAAGGTTTTCTTCACCGTTCGTAGCTGACGGCCGGGTTGACTCTGTCTTACAATGACTCCATTATGATCGAACTGCATTGTTATTTGTTCCGAGATGTTTTGGCGAGGTCGCTATCCGCAGTCCTCCATGTCTTTCCATGCAACACGAAGGAATACACTCGTGCCATTCCCCACGCTTGAGCCGACGCACCTGGACGATGACCGGTTCTCCACGCAGCCATTCCGCGGTCGTAGATGGTTTGCAATGTCTTCACTGGAACTCCGCTTGCCTTTGAAATCTCGGGAAGTGTCTTTACACCTGGATACTTTCGGTGGAATCGTTCGGTATACGAAGACTTGCGGGTCTTGACTCCTTGGTCGGACTTGAATGGAACATAGGCTTTTGGGTCTTTCCAACTCATCTTGGTTCTACGAGTGGCTGACCGTTTTCGCTGTAAGTTCTGCTTTCGAGTCAATCCTCGATAATACTTCTCAGGCCAATACATTGTTGATACGCGTTAAAATATGGCTTTTGAATAAATGGGAGATTCCGCGAGTGCTGATGAATCCTTGAAGAACATTCACTGGACGGAGATGCTAGAAGAGTATTTCGCGTCCACGGGAGAGAAGTCCCATTGCTTGTCGTGGTGCCATAAACGCTCGGAGCAGATTTTCAGCACACGTAAGACCTGGATTGATTTGCCTGTCATTATCATTAGTGGTGTGACTGGCTTCTTGTCTGCAGGCTCACCTTCATTGTTTTCCGATGCAAAGTTAGCGTCTATTTCATTGGGTGTAGCGTCATTATTCGTCTCTGTGTTGAACACTGCAGGATCCTACTATGGCTGGGCCAAGCGAGCGGAAGGACATCGTATTTCTGCAATCCATTATGCACGTTTGTATCGTGCCATTACAGTGGAACTGGCGCTTCCTCGTGAAGAGCGTATGCAACCTCACGACTTTTTGAAGTATGTCAAGGACCAATATGACCGACTCCAAGAAATCAGTCCACTTCTTCCAACGGAAGTCATTAACGAGTTCCAACATAAGTTCGCCAACGAAAAAGAGATTTCAAAGCCCGAGGAAGCCAATGGATTGGAGAAGATTGTCGTCTTTCGAGGAGATGAAGTAGCAGGCGAACCTTCGTCTGCACGCACACCTCAGTTCAAGCTTCGAACACCCAAGTTTGGAACACCCAAAGAAGACACAACCATTCACATGAAAAACCCAATGATTGCAGCAGGACTTAAAACAGTCTTACCTGCAGCCATGCCAGTCGCACTTCCAACCATCCTTCAATCCGTCATTCAGCCTAGGGAGCCACAGGCCCAAGGGGAGGTTTCACCTGAGGTTGCTGCGCTTGCAGGAATGGCAGCAGTGGCGATGGCTTCGGATGTGTTAACACAGGAGGAGGCAAAGACATCTTCGTAACCGTATAGTTCCTCTTCTTATATAACCCATTCCGTTCTTGGAATTGACGCCTAAACTGCGGGTCAACAATGTCTAGAATCAACGGATGAATGGTGCGTGCGGATTTCTCGACTCGCAAGATGCGTCCTACAATCTGGTCAATGTCTGGGCGTGGAGTTGCCATTAACAAGGTGTTCAAGGTAGGCACATCAAAGCCTTCCTTGCACATCGCATAGGTTGCAATCAAGACTCGTTTCGTAGAACAGAACTCAGCTCGTTTATCCGATTTGACCGTTTGAGATAGAATCGCAGACTGTGATTGTATCGGTTCAGGTAATGCAGCTAACAAATCTTTCGTATGTTGAACTCGGTCGGTCAAGACCAAGATTTGCCGTTCGGGCGATTCTTCCAATACATCGTGTAGAATCTCTGCGAGCCAGTGAGTGCGTCCAACCTCTTCGGTCAACTTGTTAATCATCAAGGTCGTGAACATCACACCTTGTGGGTTGTAGATGATTTCATTGAACTTGGGGTCGTCGTTCTGATATTCGTAGACCTCTACTTGAATCGAAGTATCACTGCTATCGGTTGTCTTGCTTTCGTATAAGAGGGGTCCTAGAAACATATGAGCCACAAACATCAATCCATCCTTACGCGTCGGTGTTGCGGAGAGACCCAACATATACCGACTCGTCACTTTGGGGAGAGCTTGAACGAAGACCTCGGACGCAATGTGGTGACACTCGTCGACAATGATCAACCCGAGAGTTTTGAACGTCGCAATCGGAGTTTCCTTCATGGAAAGTGTTTGAAGCATCGCGATGACTATGTCGAAACCTTCCACTTCACAGACATCTCCTTGAATTCGTCCAATGCGAGCGTGCGGGAGAAAGCTCTTTACGCGGTCCACCCATTGGTCCCTCAAGAACGAGTTGTGAACGATGACGAGAGTCGGGACACGAAGTTGAGAAGCGATATACAAGGCACAGACAGTCTTCCCTCCACCGGTATGGAGACTGAGAATCCCATCGTGGGGAGTGGGCTTCAAGAACGCATTGACGACAGGTTCTTGAACGGGTCGTAAACTTCCTGTAAAGGTCCAATGATGTGCATCGGTTTCTGCGACATCTCGTGTAGTTTCCGTTGGAGGTCCAAAAGTTTCAATTCCAAAGTGTTTAGGGAGATACAGAGCATCGTCTACTTCTTTGTAGACCTTGTATCGAGGTACTGCATTCTTATTGGCCACAAAGACCGAAGGAATGAACGGTTTCACAGTCAATGTCTTGCGGAGAGGTTCCGCATCGACAGTGGCTTTTAAGACTCTATATCCGTTAAGAGTCAACATACCTTAGTTGGATTTACTCAGAGGTGATTCGTTTTTGTTTGATGTCCGCACGCAAAGCAAATCGGAGTGTGTCCAAAATAATACTTCGGACATGGCAACCGACATTTGCGACTGCATACATGATGTTTGGGTGAATAGCAGTGCTTACTTGAACTTCCTCAAATGGGTCGTGGTCATACGGAAGGCTTGCAAGGATATCACCAAAGAAATCCATCACTTTAGACTCGTCGACTGTGAACTTACGTGCCATTTGAAGCTCGGGTGTCGTATAGGTCACATCAAACAAGTTTGGATAAGTTGCATTATGCTGAACGATAATCTTATCGTCAGACGAGGAAGGCTTACCTGTTCGGGTCAAATGCATTGTGGCTATGTAGATCATCTTTGATAGTATTGGGTGTCCATTCTTTAAATCGGACGCTCTGGATCATCGGTCTGTTGAGGCTGTTCATGGTCACGCCCGTCGTTTCCAGGCATGCCTACATAATCTCCATAGTCTCCATTGTCTGTTCCTCGTGGTCCTTCTTCACCTTGTTCAAAGACATCGCTTGGCTGACCTACACCTGTGTCTTCTTGTGTAATTTGTTCATCCCGATAGACCTCTTCACGCAATCGTTCGGCTTCACGCGCAAACTCTTCACGGTCAGAACGGCTAATCACATAGGGAGCCAATCCAATACGCAATAAGTCTTGAAGCACTTCGCGTTCTGCGTCAGAGCGTTGTGCCATGCGTTGAACAAACTTCATACGCTCGGTCGCTACCAATCGATTCACATTGGCTTTCTCTTCCTTGTAGTCGGCTGTCAAGGTATACAACGCCACATCTTTAGTGCGTAACTCTTCTAACTTGGTTCGTTTAGCAGCGTCACGCTGAACTTCTGCAAGTGTTTCAGCCAAGACTCCACGTGAGACATCTCGTACAATCGCTTGACCTTCTTGAGTATCGACTGTTCGAACTGGTTCATTCATCAAGAACATGTCTGAAATACGAGACGCAATGGCTAGATTGGTCAAGGGTGTATCGCGTATCGGAATACGAGTTTGATTTCCACGCTCTTTTGCGAGACGACTACGAATCTCGTCTTTGGGTGTTGGTGTGGGAACTACACGAGTGGAGACTGAAGGAGGCACGCGTATTGCATTACGAGCGTTTCGGATTCCTGTTCGCAGTTGAACGACCGATTGAAGTGTTTGTGTAGGTCGTCCTGAAGTCCAAATAGGTCTAGAGGAAGGACATTCTACGAAACTTTGAATGACTCCAAGTTCCTTGGGAGGTGCGAAGACTGGAATCAATGTCTTGGGCTGTTCAACCGGAGGAGGATTCTCTGTATAAAAGGCTCGTGCGTTTGCAAGCAACGCAGGCACAGGAGAAGGAAGCTTGTCCAATCCTTTCAAGAGAGGACTCTTCAAGGATAACAAGTTTGTAACCGCTGTCTTGATTTCACCAGGTTTATTCAACACTCCACGAATGGTTTGTTGTGCAGGTCCTTTGAATGAAGTTGGAAAGGACTCAAAGGTTTTACGAACAACCATCAGCAATGTATCCACAATCGTGTTTTCACCAGGTGTCTCTTCATCGCGTGGATATCCAGACAACTTCAACGGTTTGGTTCCAAAGGACCGACGAGGAATCAAGGTCGGAACATGAGTTTGAAGTATCAAGGCTGCAGTTGCAATGCCTGTAATGCCTCGGAACTTATTGAGTTGGTCTACGGTTCCCTTACTGAACTGAACCCCTGCAATGGTGCGTCCAAACTTCAATAATGGCTCCAACTTATCTGCAGTTGGAAGCACTTGAAGCACAGTCAATAATAACAACACCATATCATCGTGTGCGTTATCATCCAAGAACAAAGGACGCAAAGAGTTCAAGCCAGTTGTAAAACTACGAACCCCTGCACCATGGAATGCAGTTTCATCGAATGCCTCGGTTCGTCGAATCACAAACCCATCTTCGTCAAACTGAACTTGGTCTACAAAGACATCGGTATTGATGTGTTCACCGCACACTTTACACACTCGGAATCCATCGACTTTTGCAGTCCAAGTCTCATAGAACTTTAGACGGTCCACCGCCAAGTCACCGCCCAAAATTGCAAGTGTATGTGCACAGCAGACAAAGAGTTCATCCGTGTCTGAATAGATGTTCTTGGTAAAAGTGGTTGCACGCAGAATCTCATGAATGTCTCTCAACTTATCTTCTGCAAAGCGTCGTGGGTCATTTAAGATTGCAAGCACTTCTGCGCGACGCACTGAATCGGGTCGTTGAGGTGTTTTAGCTGCAAGGTCTTTCTTCTCTTTGATTCCAACAGGTCGAATGCCTTCAAGTTCACGAAGGTAAGTTTTTTTGAGTGTATCCCCTGTGGTTTCTGCCCAGGGTAATCGATTCAAGTATCCGACTCTGGCTCGTTCTTGACGAACAAATTCAAGAGGTACACATTGATAGTTGTCTCCGTTGCGTCGTAAGAGTCCTGCAATCAAAAACTGCTGAAATGACTTTCCTTCGAGTTTACATTCTTCAAGGGTGGTAGCAGGATAGGCAGCCATCGGTAAATCGACACCTGGAATGGCTTCAACACTTCCATTATCAATCACTTTGGACCGCAAGAGTTCAGGCACTAATCCTCCACCATCGAGTTGATTCATCAACCAAAGACCGATTGATACACCAGGTTCATACGAAGACTTATATACTTCAATCACACTATCAGGAGGTGCAATTTGAGTGGATTTCGGAAGTTGAATAGGTTCAGCGGGTGGTGCTTGGTTGATTATCTCTACAGGAGGGAACTTGGATTTCCACGCAGACCATGGAATGTCTTTCAATTGAACATCATACAGTTTCAAATAGGGTGTGGCTTCAATGAACGGATTTTTGGTCACAGGCACACCATGCGTCAAGATTGCGTCTAACGATGGAACGACATCCTTCAAAGGAGCGGTCGATTCAACGAAGGATGCTTCACGAGACATCAAAAAAGGATGGTCTGGAAATGGGTTTGGAATGTCCATAGGACGCTTGTCCAAATAATACCCTACAAACGGCACGATGTCTTGTGTTCCTTCCACAGGCACCTTCACGATATCAATGGTCTTGTCTTCGTGATGTTGAGTTCGAATCATGGTATATTCGGGTAAGACACGCCATTCACCTTCACCATTGGTAGCCACAAAGGTAGTGGGTGCTTCCACTCGATAGGGTGTGCCTGCTGCAGTATCTCCATAGGGTCTAGGTAAGGCTGCGAGCATTCGAGGATAGAATCCAGGTAAGCGTGTATTCTCAAACAATGGGTCCCATTGAGTCTTCCAATCATAGGAGGTATAGGACTTGTCCGCATAGACTGGGTGAATCCAGTCAAATCGTTTGCGATAGCCAGGTTCTCGAAGTGTGTATTCTTCGGGCAACGCCAATACATAGTTGCGATACAAGTCTTGAAGGCGGTCAACTTCTTTACGCACTTCCTCTCGTTGGAATCGTGTGACTCGACCACGAGGCATCAACTTTTCATAGGCATCTGTGGTCTGTTCAGTCAAAGTGAAAAAGCGAACCTTTTCAGGGCGTTGAAGGGTTTCATCAAACTCAATGTCTTCCAAGATTTGGTAGTCACTGGGTTCAAAGTTAAAGTATTCCATTATACTGACTTAAGAACATTCTCACACAGAGACGACGCCTGTTTATGAAAGTAGTCCACGACTGCCTCGGGAGTAGAGGTCTCGGTATTGAAGCGAATCACAAGCATTGGAACGAGAGGATGTCCGATGTCTGCAGAGACAAACTCGGTAAGTTGAGAGAGATAGAGAACCTCTTGGACTAGTGCACCCAATGTATGCGATTCACCCGGAACTTCCATGCGGAACCACCCTTCTTCTTCACGAAGCACTGGGATCTTTGCAAACTCATTGATCTTTTCCTGATAGACTTCAACAGCTTTCTTGAGCAAGTCCACTGCAGGAGAGATTCCAATACTTTCGACAGTAAGGTCAAACCAATCAGGACGACCTTCTTTGTTACGGTGAAACGATCGTTGGATGTGGAAGCTATCAAAGAGTTGAGCGGCTTCACGCTGTGCTACTGGGTCATCCCCTGCTTGTGATACAAAGGTATCTCGATCGATTTTAGCGACATCAGGGTCAATGTGGTTCTTGAAGGTTGAGACACAGACTTGTGAACCCTTGGTAGCCAGAACAGATAAGGTTGCTTTGATATGAATCGATTCACCAGGCTTCAAGTAGATGAACAACAAGGGCGTATCCAAGTCACGGTCTTTGAGAAGAATGTCTCCTCGAGGACCAACCGCTGCAAAGTCATCGGTGGTGACTTCACGAGGCTCCTTTTCTGCAGCTGTGCGAAGTTCGAGTTGAGTATCACGAATCACTGCGACTTCATCTGCACGAACATTGACAGGCAACATCTCTACACGATGCCGAATCATTTCATGCGTCATTGAGGTTGTGTTTTCCAAGATTTGAATATTCGAGACGACAACTGTAGGAATCTCGGACAACAAGATGCGCCGAAGTCCATTCACAAATGCAACCGGAACGTTCTTCAGTTCAGCATCGAGGCGATAGCCATTCATTGAGATTCGTCGCTCCATTGTTTATCTATCCCCTTCGTTATTGTCTTTCCGTTTTTTATCGGAACCACGAGCAATGAACAATCAGCCCATATTGTTTGCAAGTAGTCGATGCCCAAACAGTGCAAAGATTTTAGAAACCTTGAAAGCACTCAATAAAGACACTCTCTGCCGCATTCTCTACATTGATAACTATCAACGCAGCCAACTTCCTTCCTTTCTCAAAAGTGTTCCAACATTGTATATTCCTGATTCCAAGGAAGTGTATGTAGGCAAGGACATCTACGGCTACATCTCCAAGCCTGTGACTGCACGCCGTGAAGTGCCTGTTCAACAACAAAGCGCGACTGGGGGTATAACTCAAGGTGCACCTGCAGGAGGTGAGTATTCACCCTGGACCTTTGAAGGAAAAGGAAGTATGTCCGATACCTATTCAAGTTGGACCAACAGCGAGTCCTTTATGGACAGTGACCAATTACGCTATACCTTTTTAGGTGGGACACCTGCCGCCACAGCTCCAGAACCACAGACAAAGCAAAGTTACGACGGAGCTAAACAGGGTCGCAACGATGACCTTGCCGCGCGGATGGAACAAATGAAAAAGGCTCGCGAGAGTGAGTTTAAAGGAATAAGTCGTCAATAAAACAATGTCCAAAAAGATGTATCTCGATGCCTTCTTCAATCAGTATGAGGATTTCCTCACTCAATTGAAGAAAGTGTTTCCAGAAGATCCAGATTGGAATGTCTATTTATCAGGATTGGCGATTTTCCGACGCACAAACCCTACAATGATTGTACAGAAGACTTGGGAGTTTGTCTCCCGATTCGAGGAAATGATTCAAAAGCGAGATGAGACCTTTTTCATGGAGAGAGATTACTCAGACGTCTCTGAAGGGGAGCCGATTGAGCAAACCGTTCAGAAACTTAAGACTATGTGGTCGACTTTATCGGTCGAGAATAAACAGATTGTGTGGCAGTTTGTAGGGAATATTACAAAGTTGGCAAAGGTGTGTAATGAAGCCTGAAGGATAGAAGAAAGAGTGTCTCGTTTTTATGAACTACATAACAATAAATGGTTTCATAGAATGAACGTGTGCCTTGAAATCATAAAAACGCAAGACAAATCCCAAAAGTATATGTTATCAAACTATGGTCAATGTTTCTTTTATTCTTGAAACTGAACGGGTTGAGTGGAAACTAACTCTTCAAGAGCCTTTTCGGGCGTGTCGAAGTTGCGGAACAAGATTTGATTCACTTCGGCTGGACTCCATTTTTCATTCAGAGTTGGATTGTTTTCCACTAGTAGGTCTGTTCGATCATAAAACGCATTCACCATTTCTTGAATGATAGGCACACTGCACTTCTTGAAGTTCACAATCAAGTCGATGCGTCCAGGTCGAATCAAGGCTTTATCAATGCGTTCAGGGAAGTTGGTCGTAATAATCAAGATACGACCATTGGCTTCAAGTGTTCCATCCAGTAAGTTCAATAAGAAGGACAGGTCAATCACTTCCTTCTCTTCTTCTTTGCGTCCCAAGAACAACTCCTCTTCTACTTGCTTTGTAGGTGTAGGCTTCTTCCATTCTCTGCGTAAGACCGTGTCTCCCATCGCATCAATGTCTTCAATCACATATAGACGCTCTGACACTGGAATGGTATACTTCTCGGTATTCACTCCATTGTAAACATGAAGTTCATCATTGAAAAACAAGTGTTGAAGTTGAGACTTGGTCTTGATTTCAGACAACTGGACATTCACAATGTGTCTGCGTCCTTCATTTGCAATCGCCTTGACGGAACTCGTCTTTCCAGTTCCAGGTGGTCCATGAAACATAAATCCTAATGTATACGGAATACCTCGTTGGTCATACCATGCTCGCTCTTCTAAGAAGAACTTGGTTCGATGTTGGACTTGTACACGATCTTCAAAAAACACATTGTCAAAGGTTCGATTGGTGGTGAACTTGGTTTTCGTATACAGCAAGTGACTAGTGGGTAAAGGGTTTTGTGTGGTTCCTTTAACTTTAGTTTGAACGACCTGATCAAAAAAGTATCGATGACTCCCAAGCTTATTTGACATGCGACGTTCGTAATCTGTATTACAGTTATCTACAAACAACTGAAGATGCTGCACATCGTGGTGTAAGCAAAAGAGCTTGAACTTGATTTGTTCTAACGCTCCATCTACATGTTTCAAGTCAAGGAGTTCGAAATACACATCGTTGTCTAAACATACAGGTTCAAACTCATGTGGTAAGTAATCGTGCTGCGTAACGGCTAACAAGCACTTCATTGCAGGAAGTGTAGTCACATAATGAACCACTGCGTCCATACGTGATTGATACATGGTCTGTGTTTGGACTCTATTCGATTGAGTGGTTGTGGATACACCTCGTTCACAGGTAATCGTTGCTCGTGCAGCATTGGTTCGACTGCGAACACAACAGTTGGTTCGCACCCAGTTCGACCAAGTTGGAAAGGTTTTAGTTGCGATGTCAAAGAGGTTCAACGCCATCAAATTGGTGAGTGGATTTTTAGCAGTCCCCATACTCAGCATCATCTGTGTTCGAACTAGGTCATTCATTGATTGTCTATTGGATTTCAGTGTGAAGATAGGAACGCGCCAAAGGTATTCACACTTCCACTGGGAGTCATTTCCTTTGTCACTAAATGGTCGAGCGTTGTAATATTGGTATGAACAGGTTTGGTACGCTTCAATCGTAATTCCTTTGAAGCTTTGTCTACAGTTTCTTGGGAGAGTGCTACAAACTTCTTTACATCTCGAACCGGTCCTTGAACATTCATAGTTGGAACATACAACCTTAATGGAGGTAACTGAACTGCAACCATCTCTTCCGAAGAAGATGTATATTCGCGAAACTGCTTGATATCCAATGGACCTCCAAACAATCGTAAGGTTGAACGAGGTGGAGCTTGTGTGAGTTCCCGAGTGGAATACAATGCACGATACAAGTCTGCGAGCAATGCATGACGAGTCCATCGCGTTACATCGGATAATGCAGGGTCGGCATACAAATACGCCATCGCACATTCAGGGGAACAAAAGTGACCTTCGCAGGTATACATGTTCTCATACGCATCGTAGGCAATCGGTAAGATGGAAGCCGTCCAGTTAAAGGTGTGGCAGCACCAAAAGCATGCAGTGGTTGAACTATAGGTTGGTGTTCGAGTTCGATTGAGAATATCCTTCATGGTATCCGTGTTAAATCGTTCGGCTACCTGCGAGGTTTCCACTGCATTCAGAATCTCTGAATACTCGGTGCTTCCATTTGCAGGCTGAGGAACATCTTCTTCAACTGGAAGCTTCAACGAAAAGATGACTGGAGCTTCAGGGAGTTTTTTAGGAGGCATTCTTTCTTAAATGAATGTCTCTTCACTTAAAGTCCCAAGACAAAAACGGAAGTCAGCATTCCTTGTTACTTGGACTTACCCCCCAAGATGAGTAAAGACATTTCAACAGCCTACCAAAAGAAGACGCATCGCGAGCACATTCTCTCCCTTCCCGATACCTACATCGGAAGCATCGCAAACACTGAAGACACAGTGTTCTTGCGAGATGGAGACACATTCACTCAACAAACCATTACCCTCAATCCAGGCTTCTACAAACTGATTGACGAACTCCTGGTCAACGCACACGACCAAGTTGTGCGACTCCGCACACGAAACTCCACAAACCCAGTGAAGAAGATTACCATTTCCGCAGACTCTACTCACTTCTACATTGAGAACGACGGCGAACCGATTGATGTCGTTCAACACCCTGAACACAAGGTCTGGGTTCCTCAAATGATCTTCGCAGAGTTGTTGACCTCGACCAACTACGATGCATCCGAGAAGAAACTAGTGGGCGGTAAGAACGGCTACGGCGTCAAGCTAGTCAATATCTTCGCCAAGCACATGGAAGTCATGATTGTTGACGCAGAACGCAAGCTGTCCTATCAGCAGCGATACTCAATGAACATGACCCGAATCAACGAACCCACTGTGAAGCCAAGCAAGAGCAAGTCTTCGGTCGCAGTCAAATGGGAACCAGACTTTGAACGCTTCGGAATGAAAGAGATTACACCGGATATGCTGCGTCTCATTGAACGACGCGTCTGGGATCTTGCGATGACAGTCGGCAAAGAGACCAAGGTCATCTGGAATGGAGAGACCTTGAAGTGTAAGAACCTGGTCGAATACGCAAAGTCGTATGGCTGCGACCCAGTTATCTACGAATCTCCCAATGACCGATGGCACATTGCTATTGGTCAAGCTGAAGATGGAGCGTACAATCAATCGTTCGTCAACGGCATCTGGACCTCTAAAGGCGGAACGCATGTAGATGCAGTCGTGAGCCAAGTTACGACTCACATCGTAGACTATCTAGAAACCAAGAAGAAGACCAAAGTCAAGCCTAGTTTGGTCAGAGAACAACTTGCAGTGTTCTGTGTGAGTATGATTGAGAACCCTAGCTTCACTTCACAGACCAAAGAGACATTGACGACCAAAGTGTCTGCATTCGGCTCTAGTCCCAAGTTGTCCGACGATACCTTGAAGAAGATTGTGACCAAGCTTGGAATCGTAGAGAAGATTCTCGAAGCACAAGCTGTGAAGGACTCTAAGGACAATACCAAGACGGATGGAAAGAAACAATCGAGAATCACAGGCATTCCCAAGTTGGACGATGCAGTCTACGCAGGCACAGCACAGTCTGCCAAGTGCACACTGATTCTGACCGAAGGCGATTCGGCTAAAGCGATGGCTCTCTCCGGCCTGTCGCAAGAACAACGCAAACTCTACGGCGTCTACCCGCTCAAAGGCAAGGTGCTGAATGTGAAAGACACCTCTGACTCCAAGGTGGAACACACAAAGGAGATTGCGGAACTCAAGAAGATTCTAGGTCTTCAGTCCGGCAAGAAATACGAATCCACCGCAGAGCTGCGGTATGGAAGCATTATGATTATGACGGACCAGGACTACGATGGTTCGCACATTCGAGGCTTGCTCATCAACCTCTTCCACGAACTCTGGCATGAACTCATTGCCATTCCAGGCTTCTTGACTTACATGGCTACACCCATTGTCAAGGCAGTCAAGGGAACCACTGTGAAGAACTTCTACAGCCAATACGAATACGAAGAGTGGAGAAAGACCGATGCCTCCAAGGGCTTCAAGGTCAAGTATTACAAGGGATTGGGCACTTCGACACGCGACGAAGCCAAAGACTACTTTGCGAAACCACAAGCAGTTCGGTTCGACTTCACACAAGGTTCGGATGAAGCCATTGACCTCGCATTCAACAAGCAGCGAGCAGATGACCGCAAGACTTGGCTACAAGGCTACGATAAGACTGCATTGGTGCCTGCAGGTCTTCAAGTGCCCTATACAGACTTTATCCACAAAGACTTGATTCACTTCTCCAACTACAACTTGGAGCGTGCTATTCCCAGTATGATGGACGGACTCAAAGTGTCTCAACGCAAAATCCTCTACGCTGCGTTCAAGCGTAACTTGACATCAGAGATTCGAGTCGCACAGTTTGCGGGCTATGTCTCGGAACACAGCGGATACCATCACGGTGAAGCCTCATTGAACGAAGCCATCATTGGAATGGCACAGGACTTTATGGGTGCGAACAACCTTCCTTGGCTTGTACCACAGGGACAATTCGGCACACGCATTCAAGGCGGCAAAGACTCTGCGTCGCCAAGATACATTCACACCTTCCTTCAATCGGTCGTGAAGAAACTAGTTCCTTCCGAGGACTTTCCAGTGTTGACGTATCGAGACGACGATGGTCTTCCTGTCGAACCTGAATGGTATGCGCCAGTTCTACCGATGCTATTGGTGAACGGCTCTCGTGGTATCGGCACTGGATACTCAACTTCCATTCCAGGCTACAATCCCAAGGAGTTGAAAGAGATGTTGGTTGCGTGGTTGAAGGGACAATCAGATGCACTGGACCGCACACTCAAACCTTACTTCAAGGGATTCAAGGGATCTGTGTCCCAAGATGGAGTCGTACAAGGTGTCTATACGAAACAGAAGGAGGAGTTTGTGGTGACCGAGTTACCACCTGGAACCTGGACACAAGACTATCGTGAGTGGTTGGAGAAACAACTCGCAGAGGGAACTGTGAAGGACTTTGTAGATACTTCAACCGATACCGATATCCACATTCGTATCAAGGGTATGGACGAAGCGGTATTGGTCAAGTCATTGACTGACAAGGTGAAGACTACCAATATGCACGCATTCAACTCCAAGGGTGTTATCACCAAATATGATAGTCCAAATGCAATCCTCAAAGAGTTTGCGAATGTTCGTCTAGCGTTGTATGAGACACGCAGACAGCATCAACTCAAAGCACTCCAAGACGAGATGCCATATCATGTGAATGTAGTGAAGTTCATTGAAGACCAAGTCAAAGATGTGCCTACTCTGGTGTTGAAGAAGAAGACACGAGCTGAGTGTGATACGATGTTCAAGCAAGCTAGCTATACCTCCATTGACGGATACGACTACCTTCTCAAGCTACCGGTGAGCAGCTTTACAGCAGAACAGATTACCAAGCACGAGTCTCAGCTTGCTGCACTCAGAGCCGAACATACGCGTTTAGAATCCCTTCGTCCTGCGGAGATGTGGCTTATGGAATTGGCTGCTGTATAAACAATGAGTGATTACGCATCCATTATGATGCAAGAGCAAGCGGATGCTCGAAGGGTCTACAACTATGACCCACGCGAGCGTTTTTTGCAGACGCAAGCACCAAGTCGTATGGTTGAGACTTTCAATTCAACACGACCCAGTGCAAACGCAGTCGTGCCTGAATCGGAAGGAGAAATAGGTTCACGATTAGATGCATCCTCTGTTCAAGATGCACCGGCTACACGAAGCACTAAGAAATACATCATCATTGATTCATCACAACGCGACTGGGTCAAGCAACCCAATCCATATACGAATCTTGTCTTCACTTTTGGAAGTCAAAGTCTACAAGCCACTAATCCAATCGTCTACGGTAACAATTCATTTGTTCCCACCTTTGCCGTGGAACAAGCAAGTAATAACCCACCTCTGGTTGGAATTCCGAATACTCGCGGATGGACCTTATCTACCGGTGCGTCCAATGTGTTTTACCCTCCTTACAATCCAAACCTTCCTAGGGGAATTCCTATAGGAACCGACACAGGCTATCTTATTCAACCTTCTGGATTTGGGTTTGGAAGCTCTACCAATGCAACCAATGTAGCGTCCATTCGTCTTGTGCGTGCTGTCTTACCACAGCGTCAGTTTTTGAGTATTCCCATTGACCCTTCTTCCAGTGGTACCGACGCATCTACCAGTCAGTTCATCCAAGCCAATCTCGTCGGTAAACCCTATTCGACCTTCTCAACCTATCCGTATTTGCTGTTCAATCTCAATGAGTTCTATGGACAGTATGTTGGAGGCAATGAATCCATTCGCAGGTCCTTCTCTGTTATGACTCAACGCCAGCGTCAACAAACAAACTTCCAAACCGATGTCGGTGTTCAGCAATACGATTATGAACCCTGGGGACAAGAAGCCTTGGAACTTCAAAGTCCAATTACAACCTTGAAGCAGTTGGCTGTGACTGTAACGGACCCAGTAGGCACAACCTTTTCACAGAACGATATACTCACCGTTTCATTGATTCAAGCCACTGAGAATAAGATGTATTTGAAATGCTTCACAGGTTCGTTTCAGTATTTCAGTAGTAATGAACTGCGTATTGGTGACCGTGTGACCTTCTATTCGAATACAATTGTTGATATGCTCAAGTCACCCATTCTTGGAGTCTTGGCGACAGATAAGGCTTCCTTTGTGACGGCCTTGGCAAATACAACCTTTCCTGTGCTTCAATTGCTGGACTATGTGAAGAATGTGAACGGTATCTATGAACCTCGTGACCCAACAAGTGAGCGTACAAAACCATATGTATCGTCCTATAACGGATTCATTCTTCCAAACTTTGTAACAATCGATCAAGACGGTTTTGCAGTGCCTACCTATCCAGGATCCATTGACGATGCAACCTTGACTGTCTTAGAACCCACTGTGTTGGCCGGTTCAAATATGCCCTTTTTGAATACCACACTTCAGCCTGTGTATACCTTGGAACTCGAAACCATTGAACCCGATACATCGAAAATTGGCGGGAAGATTGTCGTGCCTCGTTAACAAAGATGTCGTGGACCTCTAGTTTTCCATGGGCATTCAGCCTGTCTGATTTTTACACAAAGACTGCAATCCCAGATGCTCCTAAACATACCGGTCGTCTTCCCTTGTCTGACCAGGAATCACGGATGACGGTGCCTCCTGCAGTATTGTTTGCTCCTGAACCTGGAATGGCCTCTTCCGTAGTCAAAGAGCGAATACACTTTCGTCACAGCTCAACGAACTTGAATGAACAGTTCTTTAGTCCCGAAAATGTAAATTATCTCCAAGGCGAGATTCGCAATGTAGTTCGTCAAATGGTTCGAGCCGACATTGACCGACAAAGTGAAGTAGACTTGATCTTGGTGATGCGCAGTTACTACTTGCAATATGCCGAAAACAATGCAATGAACACGGAGACTGAGCTTAGAACATTGAATGAACGGGTCGTCAATTTTTGTGCCAACCGCATTGCTGTGGAAGTTGAAGCTTACCGACACTATCGCAAGGACATTCTAGACTTCCCTGCACCTATTGCTAGACCCATTGATACTCAAATCTATGGAACCCGCACAGGTGAACTCAAAAGCTTTTTTTAAAATGGATGTAGACTGATCTAACAGTAAGACTGTATCATGATTGCAGGCGTAGTTCACTTAACCAGTAAAACCAAATACGGTATGACGTCACGAAATGTGCCGATGTATCTCTTTAGACCCTTAAACCCCAAACACTCTCTCTTTGTAGTAGGATGTTCACAACCAAATCTGTATGTGAACCTTCTAGCACTCGTTGAACCGTATGATATGAACCAACGCATTCCACGAGGTAACATTGTTCAAATCCTTGGACCGTGTGGCGATTGGAATGCCGAACGAAAAGCCATTCAATGGACTCATCGTCCACACAAACCTCCTAAGATTGAGGGTGGATTAACACCTCCGTCCGGAGAAGGACGAATGGACTTACGAGGCTTCCGAACCTTACATGTGGACCCTCCAGGCTGTGTGGATGTAGACGACTGCGTTACCTTCATGGACAATGGCTTTGCTGTGACCATTGCAGATGTGGGAGCCTGGGTGGCTGCCAATCCAGTGCTTGAAGCCTTTGCAGCACAAGGTGAAACCCTTTACGAAGGTGGACGTGCGGTTCGACCTTTGTTTCCAATTGAACTGTCGGAAGGAACGTTCTCCTTATTACGCGGTGAAGACCGCTTTGGAGTCTCAGTCGTCTACGAGAATGGAAAGCATCCCTATTGGACTCGTTCGACTGTTCGTGTCACTGAATCGTATACGTATGAGGATGTATGGCAGATGCGTGAACTCAAACTCGCAGCTCAATGCGCCAAGGGATGGATTGTAGGGGATGACCCACACGAATGGATTGAAGCCTTGATGGTCAGTTACAATGCCTTCATGGCAGAAGAACTGATACGAGTATCCAAAGGTGTCTTTCGAGGACATTCTGGTCCTAATGTAGAACGTATGGAACGATACCAGACCATTTGTCCCGAAGCATCCAGAATCGCTGAATCATCTGCAGTCTATCAATCGTTCACAGACCGCACACCTCATTGGGGATTGAAGTTGGAAGCCTACGCACACACAACTTCACCCATTCGTCGTTGGGCAGATGTTCACAATCAGATGGTC